CCTATGCTTACATCTCACACTATAAGCTCAGATAAAGCAGGTAGACCCGAGGGAACAAATAAAGATGGAGAAATATCCTCCAGTGAAGGATAAGAGGTGATTTTATGAAAGACCTTTTTTTAATATCTAGGTATCCCAAAGATATGGAGAAAGCTGGATATTTTAGAATTAAAAAATACAGAATGACTGAATCTGATGATATATACATATATTCAAATACAGGTTCTTGGAATAAATTAAAGGATAAAACAAAGAAAAACATTATGTATACACACAAGCTATTCTTGTAGGGGCTACCCTACTTTTTTTATATTCAAAGAAAACAAATAATAAAATTGGAGGTAAAGATTTTGAAAAGAAGAGCCAATATGAGCTGTTTATTTACTCAATCTACAGAACCAATTAGTTCAAATCTAGTTCCAGTAAAGATAACTCTTTTACATGATAATCAGAATAGAAATTATACTGATATAAGTATTGAAGCTATAAGAGAGGCTGAGCCTAGTCTTAAGAATAAACCTATCTTGGCTTATATAAGAAAAGATGAAAACGGAGAGTATGATTTTGCTGGACATGAAATTGAAATCACATTAACTGATAATGGTATCAAAGAAACCTATCTTGAAAGACCAGTAGGTATTATACCAGAATCAACAAGGGTTGAATACACGTCAAAAGATGGAAAGATCTATGTGAGTTGTACGGGATATATCTATAAAGATTATTCAAACGAAACCTTGGAACTTATAGAAAAAACAAATGGAAAATGTGTAAGTGTTGAATTAGCAGTTAATGAAGGTTATTCAGATGTGGATAATATATTCCATATAACCAAGTTTGATTACTTGGGCATAACTATATTGTCTGATGATATAACTCCTGGTATGGACGAAAATTGCAGGCTTGAACTATTTGGGAATCTTGATGATTACAAAGAATTTATAAATAAAGCAAAAGCAGATGTATATTCTTTTGAAAAAGAAGAATATAATGCAGAAGAAAATAATACTGAGGAAGAACCACAGAAAACAGAAAATGAAGATACAACTGAAGATAAAAAGCCGATTGAAGACACAGACATAGAAGAATCTAATAATATAAACACTCAAGAATTAGATTTATCTATATTTAAAGATTTGTTTGAAACAAATATTAACTCATTAGAAGTTTTAAAAGGACTTTTTATTTCCAGAATAAATGAGTTAGAAAAAAAATTATCGGTTTTGGAAAAATATAGAAACGACAATGAATATTCTAAAAGAGAAATAGAAGTTAAAAATATTCTTGAAAAATTCTCTATTGATGAGGATTCTGTTGTAGAAATAAAAGAAAAAGTGCTGTCTTTTGAAGCTACGTTAGAAGATTTTGAAAAGGAACTTTATGTAATAATTGGAAAAAATGCACTAAAGAATAACAAAAAACAGAATTTTTCTTTTAAAGGCATAAATTTAAATAATACTGAAAAAAATAGAGAAAAAGAGAAACTTTACAATGGATTACTAGATAACATTCTAGGTTGTAAGTAATAATTTTACGGAGGTAATAGTATGGCATTAGTAAATATAACAAAAAATCCATTTTCTGAACCAATAAGCGTTAGGTTTGGAAATAATACACCTACTAAGAATGGTGCGTTTGTAACAATAACAAAGGATAAGGCAGAAACAGAAAAAGATGTATTTAAGGCAGATGCTTTTGGGGATGGCAAGAAACCTGAGCTAGAGATAGCTGTCATAGCTGAGTCATTCCACCCATATCAGAATGAGAACGAAAATGATTTAGTTATAGAACAGAACAAGGTGTATAGAGCATTTCCTATAAAGCATGGACTTGAGATAGCAGTTTCGCAGGCAGATTTCATACATAATACTGTCGATGTTGGCGATGCAGTAAAACCACATCCAAGTTCTCACAAGTTGGTTAAGGATACAGAAGGTACAAGTGCTATAGGTTATGTAATAGGAACACCGGTTCTTAATGGTCAGAAATCTGTAGAAATAAGATTTATATAATTTGCGAGGTGATATAGATATGAATAAGGATTTGAAGAGTTTAGCACTAGATATATATACTAAGAAGGTTCAGACATTTTCTACAGAAGATGGTTCAAAGATAGATGCGAACGATGCACTGAGAAAATTGTTTGATGAAAAGACAGGTGGGGATAGAAGTCCAAGAGCCTTTAACAAGATAAAAGATGAATTTTTTGAAATATTAGAAGTTCTTGTAACTGAAGGAACATCTAGTATAACTAGAGAGGTATTCTCACCTATTATGGAATTTAAAGATACATCTTATGGTGAGAAACCTAAGTTTGTAACTAATAATCCTGAACTATTTGATGTTTCTGTTATAGCAGCAAGTAATGATAATATAAGAAGGCAGAGATTGTTTAATGGTGAAGTTCCTACTACTCCATTTGATTTAGGTCTTGCCGCTTATACTGAATATGATGCTTTTATGCTAGGAAAGATAGATTTAAACAATCTAGTTGATAGGGTTGTAGCTTCTTTTAACAAGAGAATAGCAGAACTTATTGGAGAAACTTTCGCAAAGGGATATGACAGTATAACTGTTGATGAATTAAAGGTTACACATTCAAATGTCGAAGAAGGCAAGCTTTTAGAACTGTGCGAGAAAGTTGGTAACGGTGCTGTTATATATGGCACTAAAATAGCTCTATCAAAAATACCAGGAATTGAAAATTTTGCCGTTGATTCTACAGATATCAGAAATGGTGGATTTGTCACTAAGTTCAAGGGTGTTAAGTGTGTACAGTTGGAAAACGTTTATAATAAGGATACTAAGAAATTCGCTATAGCAAATGACACTTTATTTGTTATTCCTGAAGGAGATAAGATTCTTTATGGTGGATTTGAAGGGGAAGCATGGATAAACGATAATCTTGATAACGGGCATAGAAGGCTTGATAGACAGTTGGAATTATCTTATGCTAGAAAGTTCCATCTTGGTATTGCAGTTGCAAATAGATATGGGGCTTACAAGATACAGTAATAGTTATGAGGGGAGTTTCTTCCCCTTTTTTTATTAAGGAGAAAAATATGGCAAAGATTATTAGAAATAAGGTTAATAATAGAGCAGAAAATAATCCCAAATATTTTGAAATTAAGAGATGGATAAATGAAAATGAGGATTATATAACAGCAGAAGTTATAAACCTTACAACAGGTGTTACTTGTTTTTTAGATTCAAGAACAAAAGAGAGACTAGAATGGAACGAAAGCGGAGATACCAAGATAATATCTATGAAAAATATATTATCAATGTTGGGAAGCTCAAGAGGTCTTTTAAAATCTCTTTCTTTGGGCATTGTTGAATTTTTCAATACAGGTGAAGTTTATTCTTTTGAAGAAATAATAGCTACCCTAGGATTGGATTTTGCTTACGCTCCATTTGATTACAATATAACAAATATAGACGGACTTATAATTGATTCAAGTTTAGATGAATTTGATACCTTTTGTAATAAACTATCTATAGATATTCTTCTTTTGGTTTTTTCAAGATACTTATATCTAAAATCAGAAGGTGAAATAAATGACAAAAACAAAGAAAATATTCTTTCCAATATAACGGGTAAAGGATATTTATTTGAAAATAAATAACTTATTGGGAGGATTCATATGACACAAATAGACATTATTTACGATATATTCCTCTCTCAAATAGATGATGAATTATTTGCTTTGTTAAGACCGAGTATAGCTAGAAGAGAACTTAATAAGTATCTTATTGGTTCTATATCAAAATTTAGAAATTGTAAAAAAGACTTGAAAATTCAAGGATATGGATTTTCATCTTTAAAGTTAGGTGTCGGAGAATATCAACTTTCTCTTCCAAAAGACCATTTAGAAAATATAGAAATTATTGGTGAAGAAACAGGTATTGAATATAAAAAAGGAATAGATTGGGATGTCAAAGATGAATTGATTGAATTTGAAAGCCCTTTATCTGAACCAGTAGAAATATGTTTTTATAATAATGGATATTTTGAAACCGATTTAACATTTGATGAAATGTTTATACTGGCACAAGGAATGATATTTTATTGGTTACACCCTAAACTAAATAGAGAGGATAATCTAAGACAGCTTGTGACTGATAGTGATTTTAAAAAGCTATCAGGAGCAAATATGCTAGATAAGGTTATCAAGCTTTATGAAAATACTAAAAATGATTTAGAATCGAATATAATTGCTTATTCATATAAAAATATAGGAGGATTTAACTAATGTCCTTTAATGATATGTGTATGAATGATTATAAAGATAGAGTTCTAAGAAATAATAAATTAAGGTCTTTAAAAGATGTTGAAAAGCAAAGAGCAATAGATGGTTTTAAAAAATATCTAAACACATCTATAACTGCACATAAAGTAAAGGTTACAGATGTGGACGAAGTTTGTATAACAAGCAAGACAAGACTGCTCTTATAGCTATTAACGATATAGCGAATAATGATGATACTTCACTTGATGAAAAAGAGATATTTACAGAACTTGACTTAAATGTAGGTGTAGGGTGTTATGTTAGGTTTGATAATTGCGATTGGCTAATCACTTTTCAAGAACACCAGCCTATAGGTGCTAAAAAGCAATTTATAATGAGAAGATGTAACGGGTCTTTTTCAATTAAGCATGAAGGAGAAATATATAAGATTCCAATATCTACTGAAAATCTTACAATGTATTCAGATGGTGTGGCTGACGGTCTGTTTATGTCTCATATGGATTCAAAAAAACAAATTTGGTATGGTTCTAACCCAGTTACTAGGACTATATTAGAAGGATTTAGAGTTCTATTAACACATAGAACGGCTTTTAGGATTACGCACATAAACGATTTTGAATACAATGGTTTAATTAAATCTCTTATCCTTCAGACAGCTGTAATTAAAGGTGACAACTACTCTACCCTACTTGCCAATAATGAAAGTTATTATAAGACTTTCTACGCAGACGATAATGAGGAAAGCCCAATAATACCAGAAGATAAAATCATAGGTAACACTAAAATTATAATTGGTGAGCAAGTTGAGTATACTATAAAACTATCTTCAAAACATACTGGCATTAATGGGATATTGAAGAAAATGAGGCATTTACCATATTATCACAGACAGATTCAAACATTGTTATTCGTGGCTCTAATAACTTAGATTAATAGTAATAAATAAGATAAAACTATAAAAAACCATGAATAACAATGTTTTTTTTTTTGAATCTGTCTGTGATAATATGGTAAATGCCTCATTTTCTTCAATATCCCATTTAATGCCAGTATGTTTTGAAGATAGTTTTATAGTATACTCAACTTGCTCACCAATTATAATTTTAGTGTTACCTATGATTTTATCTTCTGGTATTATTGGGCTTTCCTCATTATCGTCTGCGTAGAAAGTCTTATAATAACTTTCATTATTGGCAAGTAGGGTAGAGTAGTTGTCACCTTTAATTACAGCTGTCTGAAGGATAAGAGATTTAATTAAACCATTGTATTCAAAATCGTTTATGTGCGTAATCCTAAAAGCCGTTCTATGTGTTAATAGAACTCTAAATCCTTCTAATATAGTCCTAGTAACTGGGTTAGAACCATACCAAATTTGTTTTTTTGAATCCATATGAGACATAAACAGACCGTCAGCCACACCATCTGAATACATTGTAAGATTTTCAGTAGATATTGGAATCTTATATATTTCTCCTTCATGCTTAATTGAAAAAGACCCGTTACATCTTCTCATTATAAATTGCTTTTTAGCACCTATAGGCTGGTGTTCTTGAAAAGTGATTAGCCAATCGCAATTATCAAACCTAACATAACACCCTACACCTACATTTAAGTCAAGTTCTGTAAATATCTCTTTTTCATCAAGTGAAGTATCATCATTATTCGCTATATCGTTAATAGCTATAAGAGCAGTCTTTGTCTTGCTTGTTATACAAACTTCGTCCACATCTGTAACCTTTACTTTATGTGCAGTTATAGATGTGTTTAGATATTTTTTAAAACCATCTATTGCTCTTTGCTTTTCAACATCTTTTAAAGACCTTAATTTATTATTTCTTAGAACTCTATCTTTATAATCATTCATACACATATCATTAAAGGACATTAGTTAAATCCTCCTATATTTTTATATGAATAAGCAATTATATTCGATTCTAAATCATTTTTAGTATTTTCATAAAGCTTGATAACCTTATCTAGCATATTTGCTCCTGATAGCTTTTTAAAATCACTATCAGTCACAAGCTGTCTTAGATTATCCTCTCTATTTAGTTTAGGGTGTAACCAATAAAATATCATTCCTTGTGCCAGTATAAACATTTCATCAAATGTTAAATCGGTTTCAAAATATCCATTATTATAAAAACATATTTCTACTGGTTCAGATAAAGGGCTTTCAAATTCAATCAATTCATCTTTGACATCCCAATCTATTCCTTTTTTATATTCAATACCTGTTTCTTCACCAATAATTTCTATATTTTCTAAATGGTCTTTTGGAAGAGAAAGTTGATATTCTCCGACACCTAACTTTAAAGATGAAAATCCATATCCTTGAATTTTCAAGTCTTTTTTACAATTTCTAAATTTTGATATAGAACCAATAAGATACTTATTAAGTTCTCTTCTAGCTATACTCGGTCTTAACAAAGCAAATAATTCATCATCTATTTGAGAGAGGAATATATCGTAAATAATGTCTATTTGTGTCATATGAATCCTCCCAATAAGTTATTTATTTTCAAATAAATATCCTTTACCCGTTATATTGGAAAGAATATTTTCTTTGTTTTTGTCATTTATTTCACCTTCTGATTTTAGATATAAGTATCTTGAAAAAACCAAAAGAAGAATATCTATAGATAGTTTATTACAAAAGGTATCAAATTCATCTAAACTTGAATCAATTATAAGTCCGTCTATATTTGTTATATTGTAATCAAATGGAGCGTAAGCAAAATCCAATCCTAGGGTAGCTATTATTTCTTCAAAAGAATAAACTTCACCTGTATTGAAAAATTCAACAATGCCCAAAGAAAGAGATTTTAAAAGACCTCTTGAGCTTCCCAACATTGATAATATATTTTTCATAGATATTATCTTGGTATCTCCGCTTTCGTTCCATTCTAGTCTCTCTTTTGTTCTTGAATCTAAAAAACAAGTAACACCTGTTGTAAGGTTTATAACTTCTGCTGTTATATAATCCTCATTTTCATTTATCCATCTCTTAATTTCAAAATATTTGGGATTATTTTCTGCTCTATTATTAACCTTATTTCTAATAATCTTTGCCATATTTTTCTCCTTAATAAAAAAAGGGGAAGAAACTCCCCTCATAACTATTACTGTATCTTGTAAGCCCCATATCTATTTGCAACTGCAATACCAAGATGGAACTTTCTAGCATAAGATAATTCCAACTGTCTATCAAGCCTTCTATGCCCGTTATCAAGATTATCGTTTATCCATGCTTCCCCTTCAAATCCACCATAAAGAATCTTATCTCCTTCAGGAATAACAAATAAAGTGTCATTTGCTATAGCGAATTTCTTAGTATCCTTATTATAAACGTTTTCCAACTGTACACACTTAACACCCTTGAACTTAGTGACAAATCCACCATTTCTGATATCTGTAGAATCAACGGCAAAATTTTCAATTCCTGGTATTTTTGATAGAGCTATTTTAGTGCCATATATAACAGCACCGTTACCAACTTTCTCGCACAGTTCTAAAAGCTTGCCTTCTTCGACATTTGAATGTGTAACCTTTAATTCATCAACAGTTATACTGTCATATCCCTTTGCGAAAGTTTCTCCAATAAGTTCTGCTATTCTCTTGTTAAAAGAAGCTACAACCCTATCAACTAGATTGTTTAAATCTATCTTTCCTAGCATAAAAGCATCATATTCAGTATAAGCGGCAAGACCTAAATCAAATGGAGTAGTAGGAACTTCACCATTAAACAATCTCTGCCTTCTTATATTATCATTACTTGCTGCTATAACAGAAACATCAAATAGTTCAGGATTATTAGTTACAAACTTAGGTTTCTCACCATAAGATGTATCTTTAAATTCCATAATAGGTGAGAATACCTCTCTAGTTATACTAGATGTTCCTTCAGTTACAAGAACTTCTAATATTTCAAAAAATTCATCTTTTATCTTGTTAAAGGCTCTTGGACTTCTATCCCCACCTGTCTTTTCATCAAACAATTTTCTCAGTGCATCGTTCGCATCTATCTTTGAACCATCTTCTGTAGAAAATGTCTGAACCTTCTTAGTATATATATCTAGTGCTAAACTCTTCAAATCCTTATTCATATCTATATCACCTCGCAAATTATATAAATCTTATTTCTACAGATTTCTGACCATTAAGAACCGGTGTTCCTATTACATAACCTATAGCACTTGTACCTTCTGTATCCTTAACCAACTTGTGAGAACTTGGATGTGGTTTTACTGCATCGCCAACATCGACAGTATTATGTATGAAATCTGCCTGCGAAACTGCTATCTCAAGTCCATGCTTTATAGGAAATGCTCTATACACCTTGTTCTGTTCTATAACTAAATCATTTTCGTTCTCATTCTGATATGGGTGGAATGACTCAGCTATGACAGCTATCTCTAGCTCAGGTTTCTTGCCATCCCCAAAAGCATCTGCCTTAAATACATCTTTTTCTGTTTCTGCCTTATCCTTTGTTATTGTTACAAACGCACCATTCTTAGTAGGTGTATTATTTCCAAACCTAACGCTTATTGGTTCAGAAAATGGATTTTTTGTTATATTTACTAATGCCATACTATTACCTCCGTAAAATTATTACTTACAACCTAGAATGTTATCTAGTAATCCATTGTAAAGTTTCTCTTTTTCTCTATTTTTTTCAGTATTATTTAAATTTATGCCTTTAAAAGAAAAATTCTGTTTTTTGTTATTCTTTAGTGCATTTTTTCCAATTATTACATAAAGTTCCTTTTCAAAATCTTCTAACGTAGCTTCAAAAGACAGCACTTTTTCTTTTATTTCTACAACAGAATCCTCATCAATAGAGAATTTTTCAAGAATATTTTTAACTTCTATTTCTCTTTTAGAATATTCATTGTCGTTTCTATATTTTTCCAAAACCGATAATTTTTTTTCTAACTCATTTATTCTGGAAATAAAAAGTCCTTTTAAAACTTCTAATGAGTTAATATTTGTTTCAAACAAATCTTTAAATATAGATAAATCTAATTCTTGAGTGTTTATATTATTAGATTCTTCTATGTCTGTGTCTTCAATCGGCTTTTTATCTTCAGTTGTATCTTCATTTTCTGTTTTCTGTGGTTCTTCCTCAGTATTATTTTCTTCTGCATTATATTCTTCTTTTTCAAAAGAATATACATCTGCTTTTGCTTTATTTATAAATTCTTTGTAATCATCAAGATTCCCAAATAGTTCAAGCCTGCAATTTTCGTCCATACCAGGAGTTATATCATCAGACAATATAGTTATGCCCAAGTAATCAAACTTGGTTATATGGAATATATTATCCACATCTGAATAACCTTCATTAACTGCTAATTCAACACTTACACATTTTCCATTTGTTTTTTCTATAAGTTCCAAGGTTTCGTTTGAATAATCTTTATAGATATATCCCGTACAACTCACATAGATCTTTCCATCTTTTGACGTGTATTCAACCCTTGTTGATTCTGGTATAATACCTACTGGTCTTTCAAGATAGGTTTCTTTGATACCATTATCAGTTAATGTGATTTCAATTTCATGTCCAGCAAAATCATACTCTCCGTTTTCATCTTTTCTTATATAAGCCAAGATAGGTTTATTCTTAAGACTAGGCTCAGCCTCTCTTATAGCTTCAATACTTATATCAGTATAATTTCTATTCTGATTATCATGTAAAAGAGTTATCTTTACTGGAACTAGATTTGAACTAATTGGTTCTGTAGATTGAGTAAATAAACAGCTCATATTGGCTCTTCTTTTCAAAATCTTTACCTCCAATTTTATTATTTGTTTTCTTTGAATATAAAAAAAGTAGGGTAGCCCCTACAAGAATAGCTTGTGTGTATACATAATGTTTTTCTTTGTTTTATCCTTTAATTTATTCCAAGAACCTGTATTTGAATATATGTATATATCATCAGATTCAGTCATTCTGTATTTTTTAATTCTAAAATATCCAGCTTTCTCCATATCTTTGGGATACCTAGATATTAAAAAAAGGTCTTTCATAAAATCACCTCTTATCCTTCACTGGAGGATATTTCTCCATCTTTATTTGTTCCCTCGGGTCTACCTGCTTTATCTGAGCTTATAGTGTGAGATGTAAGCATAGGGGTCATGTATTCTTCTAAATCTAATATTGATTCACTATAAAGAATATTTAAAGATTCAAGAGGACTAAATCCTTGAGTTGCCAAATATTTTTTCTTAGACCCATATATGGCAAGATTTTCTCTTTCCGTCTTTATTGCATTTTGCTTATTGTAATAAGAAGTTTCTAAAAATTTAACTTTCCATCCACCTTTTTTAAATTTTTGTCTTAACTCATAATTAAGCCATTTTTCAACAAGTCCTTGAATTTCAATCGGAACTAATGTATCTATTATAGAGCTAAGCATTATAGCTTCTTTAGTCTTTGCATTTCCATTAAATAAATCATCAGATATCCCTGCATTATCATAGACACTCTTTTTTATGTTATTTACGTGTTCATATCCTTTGAGTTTTCCATCTCCAAGAGTTATAGAATCTAATTTCATAGGCGTTGTTACAATACCTATACCTTTAGGAAGTGTGCTTTTTATAGCTTCGTGATAAGCACCTGCGACATCAGCATCTATTTGCATTTTCCCTGTCTTTTCATCGTGAAGTAGTTGTTGATATAATAATTTATAGTTATCAAGCTTATTATTCTCATTGTCAAGTGTTTCAGCATCAGATAAATTTAAAAGAACAGAGAATAAATGTAAATAATATGGCAACCCTTTGCTTTCCCATTGATTTAACTGAAAACCAGCACCATTTTCCCCAACTACATAATAATCTCCATTAAATCCCTTGATATTCTTCTTGTCTTTTGAATTTTTATATTTTATATAAGCCTTTGAGATTTCTTCAGGAAAATAATCCAACTGTGATTCAGATATCTTAGACACATCTATCCCGTATCTAAAAATACCAAATTCATCAAGCATAACCATCTTACATAATTTCTGTGGTATTTCTTGAATTAACATACCATCTTTGGTTTCTCTTTTATATATATAAACCTCACCATTTTGAAATAATCTTTTTGTTATCCATCTCATTAAGGTTTTAATCCCAAATTTTTCCAGATATTGAGCGACCTTTAATTCATCTTTCCATATTGCGTCTTTGTCTTTGTATCTAAAACTATCAGAAGAAAAGATATAGTGGTCTTGAGTAAGAATTAATGACTTATAGTTAATAAATTCTTTAAGCATACCATTAAGCTGAGTCATTTTGACCGATAAATCTTGAAGTGAGGATATGTTTGATTCAGGCTTATCAAGTATTCTGCTTAACTGTAAAGGACTTATGCTTGATGGTTTGTAATAGTTTTTGTTTATTTCTTCAATGCTTCTAACCTCAGATAAAGATTTTTGTCTTGAAGCAAAGTTTATATGATTTTGATTTACACCATTATCAGAATTTTCCATTTTCTCACTTCCTTTCTAATTAAAAAATACAAATTGATTTTCAGATTTATCAGATTTTAGCTTTTCTTCGATTATCAGATTACACAAATAATTTCCATATGCTAAACTTGAATATCTGTCTTTTCTTGCAGTATTTTTTCTTTTATTTTTACTTTCCATTCAATATATCATACGCTAAGTTCACAAGCTCCCCAACCAAAAGAGTAGTCTGAGCAAAAGGAGCTAGGTATTTTGCTTTTTCTCACCGGATAAAGAAGATAAACCGATTGTGTCATTAAGTAATCTTTGTTCAGATACGTTAATGGCAAAAGAATTACTTAATGACACAATCGGTTTATCTTCTTTATCCGGTGAGAAACAAGCAAAATACCTAGCTCCTTTTGCTCAGACTACTCTTTTGGTTGGGGAGCTTGTGAACTTAGCGTATGATATATTGAATGGTAAAGTAAAAATAAAAGAAAAAAATACTGCAAGAAAAGACAGATATTCAAGTTTAGCATATGGAAATTATTTGTGTAATCTGATAATCGAAGAAAAGCTAAAATCTGATAAATCTGAAAATCAATTTGTATTTTTTAATTAGAAAGGAAGTGAGAAAATGGAAAATTCTGATAATGGTGTAAATCAAAATCATATAAACTTTGCTTCAAGACAAAAATCTTTATCTGAGGTTAGAAGCATTGAAGAAATAAACAAAAACTATTACAAACCATCAAGCATAAGTCCTTTACAGTTAAGCAGAATACTTGATAAGCCTGAATCAAACATATCCTCACTTCAAGATTTATCGGTCAAAATGACTCAGCTTAATGGTATGCTTAAAGAATTTATTAACTATAAGTCATTAATTCTTACTCAAGACCACTATATCTTTTCTTCTGATAGTTTTAGATACAAAGACAAAGACGCAATATGGAAAGATGAATTAAAGGTCGCTCAATATCTGGAAAAATTTGGGATTAAAACCTTAATGAGATGGATAACAAAAAGATTATTTCAAAATGGTGAGGTTTATATATATAAAAGAGAAACCAAAGATGGTATGTTAATTCAAGAAATACCACAGAAATTATGTAAGATGGTTATGCTTGATGAATTTGGTATTTTTAGATACGGGATAGATGTGTCTAAGATATCTGAATCACAGTTGGATTATTTTCCTGAAGAAATCTCAAAGGCTTATATAAAATATAAAAATTCAAAAGACAAGAAGAATATCAAGGGATTTAATGGAGATTATTATGTAGTTGGGGAAAATGGTGCTGGTTTTCAGTTAAATCAATGGGAAAGCAAAGGGTTGCCATATTATTTACATTTATTCTCTGTTCTTTTAAATTTATCTGATGCTGAAACACTTGACAATGAGAATAATAAGCTTGATAACTATAAATTATTATATCAACAACTACTTCACGATGAAAAGACAGGGAAAATGCAAATAGATGCTGATGTCGCAGGTGCTTATCACGAAGCTATAAAAAGCACACTTCCTAAAGGTATAGGTATTGTAACAACGCCTATGAAATTAGATTCTATAACTCTTGGAGATGGAAAACTCAAAGGATATGAACACGTAAATAACATAAAAAAGAGTGTCTATGATAATGCAGGGATATCTGATGATTTATTTAATGGAAATGCAAAGACTAAAGAAGCTATAATGCTTAGCTCTATAATAGATACATTAGTTCCGATTGAAATTCAAGGACTTGTTGAAAAATGGCTTAATTATGAGTTAAGACAAAAATTTAAAAAAGGTGGATGGAAAGTTAAATTTTTAGAAACTTCTTATTACAATAAGCAAAATGCAATAAAGACGGAAAGAGAAAATCTTGCCATATATGGGTCTAAGAAAAAATATTTGGCAACTCAAGGATTTAGTCCTCTTGAATCTTTAAATATTCTTTATAGTGAATCAATATTAGATTTAGAAGAATACATGACCCCTATGCTTACATCTCACACTATAAGCTCAGATAAAGCAGGTAGACCCGAGGGAACAAATAAAGATGGAGAAATATCCTCCAGTGAAGGATAAGAGGTGATTTTATGAAAGACCTTTTTTTAATATCTAGGTATCCCAAAGATATGGAGAAAGCTGGATATTTTAGAATTAAAAAATACAGAATGACTGAATCTGATGATATATACATATATTCAAATACAGGTTCTTGGAATAAATTAAAGGATAAAACAAAGAAAAACATTATGTATACACACAAGCTATTCTTGTAGGGGCTACCCTACTTTTTTTATATTCAAAGAAAACAAATAATAAAATTGGAGGTAAAGATTTTGAAAAGAAGAGCCAATATGAGCTGTTTATTTACTCAATCTACAGAACCAATTAGTTCAAATCTAGTTCCAGTAAAGATAACTCTTTTACATGATAATCAGAATAGAAATTATACTGATATAAGTATTGAAGCTATAAGAGAGGCTGAGCCTAGTCTTAAGAATAAACCTATCTTGGCTTATATAAGAAAAGATGAAAACGGAGAGTATGATTTTGCTGGACATGAAATTGAAATCACATTAACTGATAATGGTATCAAAGAAACCTATCTTGAAAGACCAGTAGGTATTATACCAGAATCAACAAGGGTTGAATACACGTCAAAAGATGGAAAGATCTATGTGAGTTGTACGGGATATATCTATAAAGATTATTCAAACGAAACCTTGGAACTTATAGAAAAAACAAATGGAAAATGTGTAAGTGTTGAATTAGCAGTTAATGAAGGTTATTCAGATGTGGATAATATATTCCATATAACCAAGTTTGATTACTTGGGCATAACTATATTGTCTGATGATATAACTCCTGGTATGGACGAAAATTGCAGGCTTGAACTATTTGGGAATCTTGATGATTACAAAGAATTTATAAATAAAGCAAAAGCAGATGTATATTCTTTTGAAAAAGAAGAATATAATGCAGAAGAAAATAATACTGAGGAAGAACCACAGAAAACAGAAAATGAAGATACAACTGAAGATAAAAAGCCGATTGAAGACACAGACATAGAAGAATCTAATAATATAAACACTCAAGAATTAGATTTATCTATATTTAAAGATTTGTTTGAAACAAATATTAACTCATTAGAAGTTTTAAAAGGACTTTTTATTTCCAGAATAAATGAGTTAGAAAAAAAATTATCGGTTTTGGAAAAATATAGAAACGACAATGAATATTCTAAAAGAGAAATAGAAGTTAAAAATATTCTTGAAAAATTCTCTATTGATGAGGATTCTGTTGTAGAAATAAAAGAAAAAGTGCTGTCTTTTGAAGCTACGTTAGAAGATTTTGAAAAGGAACTTTATGTAATAATTGGAAAAAATGCACTAAAGAATAACAAAAAACAGAATTTTTCTTTTAAAGGCATAAATTTAAATAATACTGAAAAAAATAGAGAAAAAGAGAAACTTTACAATGGATTACTAGATAACATTCTAGGTTGTAAGTAATAATTTTACGGAGGTAATAGTATGGCATTAGTAAATATAACAAAAAATCCATTTTCTGAACCAATAAGCGTTAGGTTTGGAAATAATACACCTACTAAGAATGGTGCGTTTGTAACAATAACAAAGGATAAGGCAGAAACAGAAAAAGATGTATTTAAGGCAGATGCTTTTGGGGATGGCAAGAAACCTGAGCTAGAGATAGCTGTCATAGCTGAGTCATTCCACCCATATCAGAATGAGAACGAAAATGATTTAGTTATAGAACAGAACAAGGTGTATAGAGCATTTCCTATAAAGCATGGACTTGAGATAGCAGTTTCGCAGGCAGATTTCATACATAATACTGTCGATGTTGGCGATGCAGTAAAACCACATCCAAGTTCTCACAAGTTGGTTAAGGATACAGAAGGTACAAGTGCTATAGGTTATGTAATAGGAACACCGGTTCTTAATGGTCAGAAATCTGTAGAAATAAGATTTATATAATTTGCGAGGTGATATAGATATGAATAAGGATTTGAAGAGTTTAGCACTAGATATATATACTAAGAAGGTTCAGACATTTTCTACAGAAGATGGTTCAAAGATAGATGCGAACGATGCACTGAGAAAATTGTTTGATGAAAAGACAGGTGGGGATAGAAGTCCAAGAGCCTTTAACAAGATAAAAGATGAATTTTTTGAAATATTAGAAGTTCTTGTAACTGAAGGAACATCTAGTATAACTAGAGAGGTATTCTCACCTATTATGGAATTTAAAGATACATCTTATGGTGAGAAACCTAAGTTTGTAACTAATAATCCTGAACTATTTGATGTTTCTGTTATAGCAGCAAGTAATGATAATATAAGAAGGCAGAGATTGTTTAATGGTGAAGTTCCTACTACTCCATTTGATTTAGGTCTTGCCGCTTATACTGAATATGATGCTTTTATGCTAGGAAAGATAGATTTAAACAATCTAGTTGATAGGGTTGTAGCTTCTTTTAACAAGAGAATAGCAGAACTTATTGGAGAAACTTTCGCAAAGGGATATGACAGTATAACTGTTGATGAATTAAAGGTTACACATTCAAATGTCGAAGAAGGCAAGCTTTTAGAACTGTGCGAGAAAGTTGGTAACGGTGCTGTTATATATGGCACTAAAATAGCTCTATCAAAAATACCAGGAATTGAAAATTTTGCCGTTGATTCTACAGATATCAGAAATGGTGGATTTGTCACTAAGTTCAAGGGTGTTAAGTGTGTACAGTTGGAAAACGTTTATAATAAGGATACTAAGAAATTCGCTATAGCAAATGACACTTTATTTGTTATTCCTGAAGGAGATAAGATTCTTTATGGTGGATTTGAAGGGGAAGCATGGATAAACGATAATCTTGATAACGGGCATAGAAGGCTTGATAGACAGTTGGAATTATCTTATGCTAGAAAGTTCCATCTTGGTATTGCAGTTGCAAATAGATATGGGGCTTACAAGATACAGTAATAGTTATGAGGGGAGTTTCTTCCCCTTTTTTTATTAAGGAGAAAAATATGGCAAAGATTATTAGAAATAAGGTTAATAATAGAGCAGAAAATAATCCCAAATATTTTGAAATTAAGAGATGGATAAATGAAAATGAGGATTATATAACAGCAGAAGTTATAAACCTTACAACAGGTGTTACTTGTTTTTTAGATTCAAGAACAAAAGAGAGACTAGAATGGAACGAAAGCGGAGATACCAAGATAATATCTATGAAAAATATATTATCAATGTTGGGAAGCTCAAGAGGTCTTTTAAAATCTCTTTCTTTGGGCATTGTTGAATTTTTCAATACAGGTGAAGTTTATTCTTTTGAAGAAATAATAGCTACCCTAGGATTGGATTTTGCTTACGCTCCATTTGATTACAATATAACAAATATAGACGGACTTATAATTGATTCAAGTTTAGATGAATTTGATACCTTTTGTAATAAACTATCTATAGATATTCTTCTTTTGGTTTTTTCAAGATACTTATATCTAAAATCAGAAGGTGAAATAAATGACAAAAACAAAGAAAATATTCTTTCCAATATAACGGGTAAAGGATATTTATTTGAAAATAAATAACTTATTGGGAGGATTCATATGACACAAATAGACATTATTTACGATATATTCCTCTCTCAAATAGATGATGAATTATTTGCTTTGTTAAGACCGAGTATAGCTAGAAGAGAACTTAATAAGTATCTTATTGGTTCTATATCAAAATTTAGAAATTGTAAAAAAGACTTGAAAATTCAAGGATATGGATTTTCATCTTTAAAGTTAGGTGTCGGAGAATATCAACTTTCTCTTCCAAAAGACCATTTAGAAAATATAGAAATTATTGGTGAAGAAACAGGTATTGAATATAAAAAAGGAATAGATTGGGATGTCAAAGATGAATTGATTGAATTTGAAAGCCCTTTATCTGAACCAGTAGAAATATGTTTTTATAATAATGGATATTTTGAAACCGATTTAACATTTGATGAAATGTTTATACTGGCACAAGGAATGATATTTTATTGGTTACACCCTAAACTAAATAGAGAGGATAATCTAAGACAGCTTGTGACTGATAGTGATTTTAAAAAGCTATCAGGAGCAAATATGCTAGATAAGGTTATCAAGCTTTATGAAAATACTAAAAATGATTTAGAATCGAATATAATTGCTTATTCATATAAAAATATAGGAGGATTTAACTAATGTCCTTTAATGATATGTGTATGAATGATTATAAAGATAGAGTTCTAAGAAATAATAAATTAAGGTCTTTAAAAGATGTTGAAAAGCAAAGAGCAATAGATGGTTTTAAAAAATATCTAAACACATCTATAACTGCACATAAAGTAAAGGTTACAGATGTGGACGAAGTTTGTATAACAAGCAAGACAAAGACTGCTCTTATAGCTATTAACGATATAGCGAATAATGATGATACTTCACTTGATGAAAAAGAGATATTTACAGAACTTGACTTAAATGTAGGTGTAGGGTGTTATGTTAGGTTTGATAATTGCGATTGGCTAATCACTTTTCAAGAACACCAGCCTATAGGTGCTAAAAAGCAATTTATAATGAGAAGATGTAACGGGTCTTTTTCAATTAAGCATGAAGGAGAAATATATAAGATTCCAATATCTACTGAAAATCTTACAATGTATTCAGATGGTGTGGCTGACGGTCTGTTTATGTCTCATATGGATTCAAAAAAACAAATTTGGTATGGTTCTAACCCAGTTACTAGGACTATATTAGAAGGATTTAGAGTTCTATTAACACATAGAACGGCTTTTAGGATTACGCACATAAACGATTTTGAATACAATGGTTTAATTAAATCTCTTATCCTTCAGACAGCTGTAATTAAAGGTGACAACTACTCTACCCTACTTGCCAATAATGAAAGTTATTATAAGACTTTCTACGCAGACGATAATGAGGAAAGCCCAATAATACCAGAAGATAAAATCATAGGTAACACTAAAATTATAATTGGTGAGCAAGTTGAGTATACTATAAAACTATCTTCAAAACATACTGGCATTAAATGGGATATTGAAGAAAATGAGGCATTTACCATATTATCACAGACAGATTCAAACATTGTTATTCGTGGCTCTAATAACTTTAGATTAATAGGTAATAAGATAAGAATAAAAGCTATAGACAAGAACTCAGATGAATTGATTGATAGCACAACAGTTACATTAAGGAGGAAATAAAATGGCTTTAATAGGATATTGTAATAGGGTTACAACAGATATTTATTCTAAAATTATGGAGTCAGATATAATAACTAAACTTCTTTACTATAATAATGAACTTGACTTAGAGATTGAAGAACTACCAAAAGTTGAAAATCCTGTAGGAAAGTTAAAAAACAAAGTTTTTATGAATAGAAGAATAGAACAACTTCAAAGGGAGTCTGATATTATGGTTAGTATAAGTATTTATAGTAAAGAAAATTGGAAAGAAATGGGACACTCTCATGATGCCACCTTAAAAAATATTATAGAGATTGGAGTTTGTGGACATCAAAGTTGTGATGACACTGTACATGGTTCGAGAGTATTGGCAATAATAGAAGAAATCATAAGGGTTCTTAATGGTTTTAGTATTGACAGTATAGGAAAAACATCCTTTTTGAATATGTATAAAACAAAGGATTTGCCAATAGAATATAATGGTTATCTGATGTACTTCAGAACAGATAATATAAAAGGGGGTTATTAAATGTTAGAAAATAAATTGGTTGCAGGCTTGGATATAGACTTGTCTACTTATAGTCTAGGGATAATCAAGCAACCGACTATAAAACAGCTTATTGAACTACCATTTGATGATTCCGATATAACATACCCATTTATTGCTATTGAACAGTATTATAGTCAGGCAAAAGAATATATAGAAGAGAATAAATCAGAACTAGATTTTTCAAGAATGGATTGTTTGAATCCGTTGGAAATGACTTCAAAATCTTTAATATCAGAAGAATATGACAGAGATATACAAATAAATTACAGAGATGTTTTTATAGAAAGAAAAAAGAGATATAGTTTTTTAGAAATATATTTTTTAGTGTTATCCCTTTTCTTTGATTGTAGTATTTCAGATTTTTATATTAATAATATTAATGGTAAAATTCTTATAACAATCAAAGACAAAGCTATAATAGATGAACACAACATCGAGGTCTTGAACAAAGTTATATTAAAATACTTTAAAATAGATATTGATTCTCTTTTAGAAAAAAAAGAAGATGATTGGATAGAAAACACTGGAAGTAAAAGAGAAAAAGAACTTATAAAAAAGTTTAAAGATAAAGAAAGAAAACGTAGAGAAAAAAGTATTCTACATTTATGTGATTATATAAATATAGTAGTTCATCAAGATAAAAGAAACTACTTGGATATATTAAATTGGACTTATTTTCAGTTAATTTCAACCATAGAAATAAGTAGATTGAAACAGAGTTTCGATATAGGCATGAGAATATTAACTACAGGAAAAGGATTGATTAAAACTGAGGATATAGTTGATTGGCAAAAAGAATCTAAATTAAAAATAGACAACTCTATTTATTAGGGGTTGTCTATTTTTTTATAAAAAAAATATAAGAAAGAGGTATGATAAATGAGATTTGCGATAAAAGATGCTGCTAATATACTTATGGTTAATAAAGCAGATGGTAAGGTATTTCTTTATTCAGAAGATGCAAACAGTTTTGATTTAAAGTTTAGTGCTGATGAGGTCTATGCTAAAGCAAAGGGTAATAAATGTATAGGATTTGACGGTGAGGTAACTGCTGAGTTAAAAATGGAATTTGAGGTTATTCAGTTTAAACATCTTGCCATAATGGCATCAAGTGATGTTGAAACTCCAGAAAAATATAAGGCTGGTCTGTTTAAAAAGGTTACCTTAGATGAAAGTAAGAAGGCTACAATAAAAGGTGTTAAGCCAGTTGAAGGTTCTGTCTCAGCTTTTAAATTAGACCCTATAGATGGACAAACTATACTAGGTAAGGAATTAACTGTAAAGAAAGGTGACGACTCAAGTGATGGTTATGTATTAGACCTTTCAGCTGATGAAAGTGTAAAGCAGGGAGATTTAGTACTTGTTTACTATATGGAAGAAAAGGCTAAGATAAATCTAATTAAATTCTCTACTAAGAGTAAGTCTCCTAACTTTAAGATTGAAGCTGATGTTGCTTATAAGGCTTATGATGGTAAAATGATGGCACTTCACATGACTATACATAATGCAAAAGCTAAGAAGAATGCTGAATTGTCACTATCTACTGATAACCCATCTAAATTCCCAATGGAACTAGACATCTTCCCAGACATAAACGGGGATTATATAGACCTTGTATTCTTAGATGATGAAAAAGCTTCAATCAGTTCATTGGTTGAAAAGCTAGACCCTAAGATAAAATTAAAGTAATTTTTTTAATTACACCTACCCTACCCTATTTTTTGGGTAGGGTAATTTTTTTGGATAATTGTTTTTAACTTTTATTTATTTGCTTGATTGTATCAAACACTTAAATAAACATTAAAAAAAAGAAAAGAGGTGATTATATGGTCTTTCATTCTGATAAATTTATTTTTGATGGTAAAACTTCGTCTTCTGAAGGCATTGCACTTATAGATACATCTAGTAACGACGTTTTAATGGATTATGGCATCCCGTTTTCAAACAAAATAAGAGTAGAAAATTCATTTGGAGGAAATCCATTTTATACATACGAAGATTCCCCACCAGATACAATTACTTTGGAATTTTGTCTGTTAGAGAATGATTCAACAGGTGCTATATGGACTGAAGAACAAGAAGAAAGAATACTTAATTGGTTGGTTCAAGACAAGTTTTGTGAATTTCAATCTATGGATTACCCTGATTTGTATTTTTATCTTATAGCTACAAAAGTAAAAAAGAAAAGAAACCATGAATTAAGAGGTATTCTTGAGATAGAATTTCAGCCTTATTATAAGCATCCAATAAAAAAAATAAAAAAGGCAACTGAGGTCTCCGATGAAAAGTCTATTACTATAAATAATTCATCTATAAGCGAAAAGAAAGTATATCCTATATTTTCAATAGAAGCATTGGATAACACAGAATGTATTATTGAGAATACAAGTTTTAAGAATAAAAAACCCTTAAAGATTTCCTCTTTAAAAAAAGGTCAAAAAATTATTATTGATAATAGTATGCACTTAGTTATAGGGGAAAATGATGAAAATTTATTCCACCTAGTTGATAGGAATTGGGTTTATTTAATTAAAGGGGAAAATAATCTCAAGGTAAATGGTAAAGTAAAAATAGAAATACAGTGCAATTTGGAAGTTAAACTATAATACAAGGAGAAAAAAAATATGGAAAAAATTAAGTTAAGTAATTTAAATAAAATAGAAAAATATAGAGCGATAATCCCCGTTTTTAATTCAGATAATGGAGAATATGTATATGTTTTAAATCCTAACACAGAAAATATGCAGCCCATCATGGACTATTTTAACTCTGTTTGGAATGGAGATTTAGAAGAAAACGAAGATGTGGCTTATAAAATCTTAATTGATAATTTTACTAATATAGAAGTAGATGACAAAATAAACTTTGATACAAAAGATATAGTTTTATCAGAGGTGCTATTCCATTTAACAATAATATTTAATCAGTGTTTAAATATATGTATTTTGGCAAATATAAATGGAATTTTAGAAGATAGTAGAGATAAAGCAGAAAAAGAACTAAATAGATTAGCTAATGATTTAGAAAAATCAGAAGAAAAGAAAGAGTAGGTACAAAATGGTATTTGGGTCTATAGAAGAGTGTGAGGCATATATAAGAAAATGTATGGCACAGACTGCTCAATTTATGGGAACTGAGGCAAAAAAAGAAGGTAAGAATATATTAAAGTCACAGGTTGGGGGTATATCCGGACAGCTATTTAATGCAGTTGAAATTACAGCTTGCTCACCTTCTCTTATAGAGGTAAGCATAGAAGATACAGGAAGTGCTGCACTAGGCTCTTGGCAATCAATCCTTTTAGATGGTCGTCCTCACTTCTTTCCAATGCATGGTCTTGAAACAGGTGGAACATGGTCTGGTACAAGACGTGGTAGGAAAAAGACTCACATCATGGCTGATTGGAATGCTTGGGCTGGTTCGAGATGGAAAAATATTTTTTTACAAAAAATGAGGTCTTTGGGCGTTCCTATTGGTTAGATAAGGTGGTGATTATTTGTCAGAGTTTAAAATAGCCTCTAATTTAGATTTGAGTACTGATGAAGCAAAAGCAAAACTCAAAGAATTAGAAAAAGGCAATATTAAGAAAAAATTAGAACTTGATACAGGTAATATAAACAAAAATATTCAAAATCAAGTCAAAGAAAGAGAAAAATACGAAAAAAATTCTTTAGGTAATCTTGAAAAATCTAAAACTAAAACACTTGATAACCTACATAGAAAAAGGCTAAAACAGGAAGCAGAATACCAAAGAGCAGTTTCGGATTCAGCTAAAAAGACAGCTTCAGATAAAATAAAACAGACTGAAAAAGAAATAGCTAATGAATCTAAAAAACTATCTAGGCTTGGTAAAAGTTATGCAGATTATGTTAAAGGTATCAATAGTGGGTTTAAATTTGACAGGAATACAAAAGAGTTAGCTAAAGGTTTTGCTCAAGCTGAAAAGGATGTTCAAAAAATAAAGAATACTATTAATTCTATAGAGAATCCTTTAGCAAAAAGTTTTAAAAATACAGCACAAAATCAAAGTGATTCTATTTTAAAAAGCATCAGAAAAAATACAATGTCAAGTGATAATTTAAGAAACATAGAAAGACGTTCAGCGTCTCTACAAAACTATGTTAAAAACATAGGAAAACTTGACAAGATAGAAAGAAAAGTAGGCTCTAAATATTTCAAAGCAAAAGATAATTTAGATGGGTTTTCCAATATTATTACACAAGATAGGGCAAAAAAAATATCAAGAAACTTGTCTAATAAATTTGATAGTATTAAGCCAACTACCGTTAGTGGTACGACAAACACTCTAAAAGAATTTAATGCTGAATTAGGAAAAACAGAAGTTCAAACAAAGGGCTTAAAAAAACTAGATAATTTAACTAGGAGATTATCTAGTTTTGAGAATAATTTAAAACCAAAAGAAATAAATAAATATAGAAAAGCATTGGTTGACCTATCTAAGGCTGATAACATTGGCTCAGGTAATTATATGGGTAGGCTAAAAGCATTAGATACCCAAATGACCGTTGCTAGTAGATATAGAAGCTCTATGGATAGGTTTAGGAATGATTTTAGAAGTTCATTCCTTGGAACATCTGTAGGATATTTGGCAGGGGCTGCATTAAGAAGACAAATAGGTACTATGGTCGAAACCTATAAAGGTCTAGATGCGTCTATGACAAATGTTAAAAAGGTAGCTAAGGCTGCTGATGTTAGAACCAAGAAACAAATAAAAGGAATACAAGATTGGGCTATTAATACTGGTAAACAAGTCGGTATGAGCTCAGCAGACATACAAAATTCATTAGCTACATCTATCCAATCAGGTATGGGTAGTATGAAATCATCAATGGCAGTGGCGAGAAAATCTATGATATTAGCTAATGTTGGTGATATGAATAAAGATGAAGCAACTAAAGCAGTAAATACTTTAGTTAAGGCTTTTGGTATCACTCCTCTTGCAAAGATAAAAAGGGGCATTAAGGGCATAGTTAAAGAAACAACCCAGTTGGACGATGCTTTGAATAAGATAAATTATCTTGGAAATAATTACGCTATATCTTCGGCAGGTGTTGCTGAAGCAATACAAAATGGCGGTTCTGTTTTATCTAATTATGGTATTTCTTATGCTGACTCTATGGGTCTAATTACGGCAGCAAATGAACCACTACAAAATCCTAAAAAGGTTGGTAATGGTTTAAAGTCTATAGCTATTAACTTTGCCGGTATGGCTGCAAGTGCTAAAGATGGAAAATTACAGCTTAATAAAACAGCAAAAGCCTTAAGTGAAATTGCAGGTATAAACGTGTATAAGGACAAGGCAAAGGGACAGCTTAAAAACATGGTTCAATTGCTTGACGAGTTACACCCTAAGTGGAATAGATTAAATGATGACCAAAGAGCCGGATTGTCTGAAGCCATCGCTGGTAAACATAGAGCAAATGTATTCCAAGCCTTGATGGGAAATTATGAACAATTCAAAAAAATAAGAAAAGAGTTCGCACAGGGTGATGATTTTGGCTCAGCAGAGAAAGAAAATGCTAAATATGTGGACTCTATAGCAGGCAAGGCTAATAAATTAAAAGAAACCATGACATCTGTCGCAACATCTTTGTTTAGCACCGATATGGCAAAGAGTGGGCTTAATGGGCTTATTAAGTTTGGTGAGGGGCTAGAAAAAGTAATTAAATGGGCAGATAAAACTAACACTACCCTACCCGTTTTAATGGCTGGTATGGCTGGCTTAAAAGGTGTATTTGGTGCTTTAAAAGAACCTATAAAAGATTACGAAACACTTCTTTATGGGGATTCAAAAACAAAAAACCAACCCATTTGGGAAAGGATGTCCAATTATACAAAAGATAAAAAGAAAATATCTTCTAGCACAAAAAAAGATACTACTAAAAAAAGGGAAACAACAGAGAAAAAAAATAAATTAGATTTTGATAATGCTTCTATTATTGATTTATCTAGTAAAAAACATGGTAAGTTAAATGAGAAACTTAAAGAGGGACAGATTGAACAAAAGAAGTATTCTAGTTCTGTTGAGGAAGGTACAAGAAGTCATAAAAAAGCACATGGCATTATGCTTGATGTTGAGAAAAGCACAGGTAATGCAAGTAAAAATTTAGAGAAAAATAGTAGTAAAATCAAAACAACTGGTTTGGCTTTTAAAGAATTAGGGAAATCCTTTATGGGGGCTATTGGTACTACCCTGTTATCTAGTGCTGCTGTAGGTGCTACTACCCTAGTTTTAAGTAAGAGCATTGAATACGGTGCTAAATTATGGGATAATTTTGCTCATGGCGTAGAGAATGCAAAAAATAAGGCATTAGAACACAGAGATGGATTACTACAGCAGAGCAAGTCTATATCTGAGAACACTGCCTTTGTAAAACAAAATGCAAAAGAAATAGATACGATAGCACAGAAACAAAGACAATATTCAAAAATGGATACTAAAAGCATGACTGATGACCAAATTGCTGATATGAATAGAGTTAATCAGATGGCTCAAAAACTAGCAGAAATATTCCCTAATTTAGTATCTGGATATGATAAAAACGGCAATCCTCTATTGTCTTTAACAACTAGTGCTGATAAACTAGGAAAAAGATTAGAAATAGCAAAGAAAAGACAAGATGAGTTACTAAGAGCCAATAACAGAACTATACAAGCTAAAAATGCCACTCTTATGACACAAGGTGAAAAAGTAGGTGTTCAAGGTGGTGTTTTAAAACAGATAAAGGATTTAAGTAAAGGACTTGAATATAGGTCAATCATAGATTCTAGAACCGGCAAATCAAAAAATTATAATTCTAAATTATCTGAAATTTTTGGTGAGCATTTCAAGAGTGCTAAAAGCTTCGCTGAAGGAAAAAGAAAGTTCAATCAAGCATATCAATCATATGAAGATAGCGTAAATGACAAATTTCAAAAGTGGCAAGGACTTGTATCTAAGTTCGACTCAGCTAATGCACAGGCTACATCAACTGCCCTAACTGAATTAGCTAATAAAAGAGGGTTTAGTAAGTTAAAAGACCAAAATAAAGAAGCAATATCTGAATTAGGTTCTATGATGCAATGGGGCTTATCTAAAAATTTAAATGGTGATATCAATGATTTAATAAGAGTTGGGAACAAGTTAAGTCCTGATAAAATAAGCGCTTTTAGTAGAGAACTTCAAAAGCTTAATGACGTATACAAACTTGATAAAGACTATAAATCTTATTCTAAGGGTATTGATGAGATAGCTAATAAACTCTCTAAAGCTAGTGGTGGCTCAGCAAAAGCATGGGCAGATAAATTAAGAGATGTTAATAGAGGCTATCAGTCTTTAGAAGAAAAAAGAGAAATAGATTTTATGCGTAAGCATGGTGCTAAACCATCTGATATTGAATATGGAACGGATTCTCAACGTGTTTATGCTGATAAAATACAGCAAAGATATAGAGGTATTAAAGAATCTATTGATGGCATAATGAAGGCACAATCAAGAGGAGATGTTCTATCTAATTGGGAACAGATGGCAAATAATGAGGCTCTACCTAATAATATAAAAAATATAGCTAAGGGTCTTTATGAAAACCAAAATGCTGGACAAGCTGCACAAAGTGGTATGTTTAAATATCTTAATTCATTGGAGAACTTTGATTTTTCTAGTGCCAATGCACAGAAAAACCTTAAAAATTTTGAAGATGGTTTAAGAAGTCTTAAAAAAGGTGGGGAAGATATTACTCTACCTACTGGAGAAATAATGTCTAATGCTGAGGCTTGGGCATTATGGGGTGATAAAACAAAATCAGCAGCTAAATCAATTGAAGATTTTAAAAATATAGACAAATTACAAGCACATCTTGAAAATGTGGATAACTTCTATAAAGATAAAAAAATAGAAATTCCAATAGAGGTTAAAATGAAACTTGCTGATTCTGATTTAACAGATAGACAGCTTAATGAGATGGAAAATCAAATTAAGGAAATGAAGTTAAATGGTGAACAAAGCAATGATTTTAGAAAAACGTCAGCAGATTATTGGAAGATATCTAAAGATAAAAATGATTTTTGGGAAAAATATTCTAAATCATCTTCAGGCTTGAGGGATGCTCTCGAAAATGGTTCTGATGAAATTGTTTCAAGGATGTCGAAAATCAATCCTGTAGCCAAAGAGATATCCGATAATTTCAGCAAACTTAGTGATAATGCAAAAAGCTTTGCGAACAGTATTCAAAGTAATACTGATTGGGATGCTTGGATGCGTAAATTTGGCTCATTAAATTCCGGATTGCAAGGTGTTATAAATAAACACCCTCTTGATATAGAAGGTATGAGTACAGCTGAAAAACTTTACAATACAGGTAAAGACTTAGGCATGGATAGTAATAAGATTACCAAAACTATAGATTTCATCTTAAATCAAGAAGGGGTTTCTGGTTTAAAAGAAATAGAAGGTATGATTAATAGTATTCCCGATAATACTACTAAAAGTCTTGTGTTTAATGCTGTTGGTGGTGAACATGGTGCTGAGGTAATAAACACACTAAATATGTTAAATGCCTCTATTCCAGATGAAACCACTAAGAATATTATAATAAATGCGATAGCTAATACAGATGCTTTTAAAAATGGACAAATACAAACTATACAAGACTTAGTTAATGCTTTACCCCCAGAAATAAGAAGTGTCATATCAGTAGATTATGACAATGGGAAGATAACACTTGCAAAAGAGGATATTGATTCTTTACCCGATAAAAAGGTAAATGTTAATGTTTCAGCTAACACAAATAAAGCAAAAAATGATGTCAACAAACTGGGTGACGGCAAGCCTATTAAAAAAGATGTACAAGCAAATACTGATGGAGCAAAATCAAAGATTGATGGTTTATCTGCTGGTTCTCCTATAGAAATCCCTATGCACCTCAAACCAATAAATAATCCTATGAGTACTTTTTTTAATACTAGTTTGCCTAGTATGGATATCGGTGCAAAATTCAAGTTTAATACACCTAAACTGCCAGAACTTCCAAAAATGAAAAATGTAAAAATTGATATAAAAGCATCTTTAGGAAATGCGTTATCCGTCATACAGAGGGTTAAAGGTGCTATTCAAGGTATTCCTCCATCTAAAAATACAAACCTTAAAGGTAACGATGGTATATCTGCTATAGCAAGGTTAGCAGCTAGTGCTGTAAGAAGTATACCTGGTAGTAAAAATGTTACGTTAAGAGCGTTAGACTATGCAAGCGGTGTTATCAGAAGTGCATTAGCTACTTTAAATTCGTTTGGTGGGGCAAGGACTGCTTCTGTTTCGGTTGTAAAAAATGTTATGGTTAAAACTATATCATCTATGCTTAGTGGCTTAAAACCAAAAAAAGGGAATCGTATTAGTGGTACATATTTGGATTGGAACTCTAAATATAATAGGTCTTCAAATAATATTCTTGGTTTATCTTTACCTGCACCTAGAAATACACAATTAAATCCTCTTATGACATCTACTCCAGCTGTAGCTGGAACTACAAGTGTTGGTGGAGTGGTAAGTTCTGTTTCATCTTTCGCTTCCCCAATGGCAGCAGGTAGTTCACCAAAGAAGAAAATTATAGCTGATTACATAGGGGACGCAGAATCATTTAAGATTAGAGAATTAGAGGGTTATGCCTATAGAGGTATTTCTACTATTCACAAACTTACATTTTCAGTCAAAGAGCTAAATGATGCTTTTAAAGAAAATGCTGATATTCTATATTCTTTTGATAGAGCATTAACAAGAGTAGACCAAGCTGTAAAAAAGATAGATTTACATTTATCAAGAGCAAGAGGGGCAACAAAAGAAGCATTCTTAAAACTTCAAAGCGACCAGTTAAGAGAAGGTATAAGACGTGCTGAAGCAAAAGAAAAAGCACTTATTCAAGAAAGGGGTAATTTAAGAAATACTCTAAGAAAAGATAAAGTCTCTTTCGCTCATGATGGTACTATTCAAAATAAACTTCAAAAAGAATTAGAATGGAAGAAAAAAATTGAAGGAATAAATAAAAAGTTAGAAAAATCTAAAGATAAGAATAAAAAGAAACTTGAAGATGAAAAAAAAGCATATGAAGATAAAATAAGAATGATAGAAAGATACACTAAAAATAGTGATGAATTATCTGATATAGATTATAAAAAGTCTGAATATAAGTATAAAATAGAAAACAATAATGATGAGAGGCATAAACTTAGAATAGAGGCATGGAACGAAAATTTTGATGCTGTTTCAAAATTAATGGATAATAGAATAAAAGGTATAAATGATAAATTAAACTTATTGGGAATAAGGCTAAAATATGCATTTAACACTGATAGATTATCCATTCTCAAACAAGAAGTTGCTGAATATGAAAATATGAAAAATGCCCTTGAGTCTAATATATCTACATTAAAAAATCTTCAAGGTAATCTTCAGTCTAAATTAAAAGATTATGGATTTACTTTTAGTTCTGATGGTGAAATAACAAACTACCAAGAAAGAATAAATCAGCTTAAAGACCAATCAACTCTATATAATGAAATCAAAGGACTTGCAAACAATTATTTTGATATAATCAAAAATAAGTTGCCAAACGCAACAAAAGAATGGGAAGAGCATAACTCAAAAATCAAAGATGCTAATAAGCAGTTACTAGAGGACACTAAAAATATAGAGGATAAGATAATATCTATGTTGAAAAAATCTACAGAAGATAGAATAAAAGATATTGAAAAAGAGGTTGATGCAAGAAAGAAACTTATAGACAAGAGAAAAGAAGAATATACTCTTGCTAGAAAAGAAGCTGATTATCAAGATGATATTGCTGAAAAGATGAAAGAACTTGAAAAACTAAGAAAGAAACTTAATATATATTCAAGAGATACATCTCAAAGTGGTCAGAAAAAGTTCCAAAAATTACAGGAAGAATACGATAGAAAGCAAAAAGATTTTAATAAGACAGTTGAAAGACATACAGATGATATAGTTCTTAAGGGTTATGATGATGAATCAAAAAGGCTTGATGATAGAGTTAAACAGCAAAAAGATGAAGATGAAAAATCTACTAATGAGAACGATTTAAGAAGAAAAGCCTTAGAAGCAATAGCAAGAGGTACTATAGAGGTTAATGGGAATATAATTGACCTTAAGAAAGCACTTATAGATTACATGAATAAACACGAGGGTGGTTTGGGTGTTATGGGTGCTTTTGAAAAAGCTGAAATGTTAGCAAAATTAGCTAGTGCCAAAAATGTTTCAGTTAACTATTCTAATATATTAAGTGCCATAGGTATACCTACTGACTTAAATACAGGATTTATACAAAATGAAAAATTTAGAGAATTGGCAAAAAGCAAAGACAAAAATAACATTACTCAGAATATCGGTTCTCTTGTAACTATAAACGGGAATCTAAGTGAAGCATATCTTAGTGAAATGTTAAAGATTGTTCAAGAAGAAATAAGGAAGAATAATAAAAATATAGTAGGTAATGTTGGGTAGGTATTCCCTACCTAACATTATTATTTAGGTGGTGAGAAAAATAATAGATAGAAAAATACATCTAGATTCAAAAAATACTGAGTATGAATTGATATTAAAAACTATAAGTGGTAAACCCTTAGGACAAATACCACAAAATGCTATTACGGAAATTTCTAAAAAGATAAATTCATCACACACAATAAGTTTAAAAGTTCCTAAGTATTATATGGATTTATTAGACTTTAGCCAAAAAACATACCCTCTTTATTCTGCTTTAAAGAATGAAAGACAACTTGAATTAAACGGTAAGGATATATTTATAATCAAGAGTGTTGAAATAACAAATGATGATTATATAGAAGTAAAGGCAAAATCAAAAGAAATTAGACTTAAAGAGATAGATATTTCGCTTGAGGATACATCTTATACCTTAATTGATAAGATAGATGATAAAGATAATATAGTTCTTTCTGACTACCTATATTCTGAAACTGGATGGAAAATACAGGCTACCGATTTTATAAGATATGAATTCCCTGTAGAACCTTATATAAATAAATATAAAAAAATCTTAATCAGTATGAAAAATATTAAAGACATACAAGATAAAAACAAGACTTCTCTTGATGAAATAATGAAAAGAAAAGAACTTATAGAAAAAGATAAAAAAGAGCTGTCTGAGGCTATAGGTAAGGATATAGAAAAGAAAGCAAAACAACTTAGAGAAGATGGGTTTGAATTAATTAAAGAAAGAATAGCTGAAAAGAAAAAAGAGATTGAGGGGCTAATAAAAAAAATAGAAGAATCAAACTCCCCTAGTTTTGATATAGATAAGGCTTTAGAGGAATTAAAAGGTACACCAAAAATTAGACATATAGAAAGTGTCAACAAAAAATGGTTAGATTTTCTTGAAAAAGATGTATGTTCTTCTTTTGATTGCTGTATAGATTATGACACTATAAATAAAATTGTAATTTTATATGATGAGATTGAACTAGAAAACCACATAGGATTGTATTTATCTAAGGATAATTATATCAAATCTCTTGAAAAAGAATACAATACGGATAAATTGGTTACTAGAATGGTAATTGAAGGCAACGAAAATATGGATATAATTAGTGCTACTTGTACTGGTGAAAAATATATAGAAAATTTTTCTTATTTTATGGAAATAAATGAGATGAGTTTAGATTTAAAGAACGCTCTAACTAAATATTATAAAATGGTAGAAAAAAGAGAACCTACATGGAAACTATATGCAGATGAAATTGTTAATCGTGAAAATCAGAAAAATATACTGGGTAAAGATTTTATTCATGCAGAAAAAACGTTGTATATGCTAAATGATAAATTGGAAATATATAACGTACCCCCAAAAGAGGATAAGGAACTTATCGGAAAACTAGCAAAAGAGATAACAAAACAGAGAGATGAAAGAGATAGAATAAAAAGTGCTATCGAAAAACTTGAAGAAGATATAAGAAATCTGACCAAATCAAGAGATAATATCGTAGAATTATGTAAAAAACCAACAGCTACAGATGATGATGGAAAACTCATATTCACTACTGCCCTACTTGATGAATTAAAGGAATATATCTATACAGAAACATATAAAAATGATTCTTTTTTAACTGAGTATGTCGAAGATTTAATTGTATTATCAAAAAAGAAGTTATTAGACAAAAGTTACCCTACAAGAAAATGGAATATTGATGTTGCAAATTTTTTAGATAGAATAAAAACACCGTATGGGGTAAGTTGGAACGGTGATTTATCTCTTGGTGATTTAGTTGTTTTATATGATAGAGAAACAGACAGTGAGGAATTTACATTTTTAAATGAATATAAACACATGGTTAGAGATAATAAATTAAAGATAACATTATCCAATAAAAAAACAGAAAAAGAAGATGGATTAACTATATCAGATTACTTAACCAATGCCAAGAATGCCCTAAGAGATATTGATTCAAACAGATATTTAAATGTACTATTAAAATATAACAGAATGAATGTTCCAAAGGAATTTATATCTAAATATAATTTACCAAAAAAGAAAAGACCCGATGGAACTGTAATTAACTAAGGAGGTAATTAATGATACAAGATAACTCCCCTGCTCTAGGTTGGTTAAGAATAACAAACGCTGTTGTTACCTATAGAAATAAGCTATACTTTATTCCAGATGATTGCACAGTCAAAAAATATATCTATTGGGATGCTGAAAGACCTGATAGATTTTTTTATACAAATCAAATACTCGAAGAAACAGCAGAAAAGTTTTTAGTTTTGATTAATGATGACGGACAAGGAACAATATGCCATTCAAAAAAAGATTATTTTCAAATTAAATTTGACTCAGAATCTAACTCAACTATAGAACAAAAAATACATGGACTTTATAATGAATTTAAAGACGAAAACGGTAAAATAACTAAAGAATTTTCAAATATATTACAACAAAATCATCAGATAACACAAACTGTTGGGAAGATAGAGGAAACACAAGGGAAATTATCTGAAAAGACATCTCAGATACATCAGATGTCAGAAACTATCAGATTATCTGTAGAAAATACAAAAAAAGAATTTAAAGAAACAGAATTTTCTAAAAAACTAGTCGCTACATATGCAAGTGTTACGTCTAATTATGGTATGTTAGGTAATATCTTAAAGGGGGCATTAGCAGATGACAAATTAAATGAATCTGAAATTCAAAATATAAATAAAGTTAAAAAAATATGCGATGATTCTTATGAGTTATTATCGAATCTATGGGACACTCTTCCTGATAATTCAGAAATATTTGGTAAATCCATAAATGAAATTTCAAACATTGTTTATACATATAAGAATGAAGTCTACCCTATTAAAAGAGGTTTAGATGGTATTTTACAAGATATTCTAAGAAAAAAAACAAGTACATCTGTAGACTATGTTAATATTCTAATGAGATGTGGTGGTATAGTTACAAAAACAAATCTACAAAGAAAAGCACTCCTAGGTATGCTTTCTAATGCAAACGGTGGGAAAACTGTAGACATATTAGGTCAATTAATAATAGATAGTCAAGCTAGTGGCTTTCATTTTGAACAAAGAATAAATGACATCATTACTAAGATTTCAGATTTTAAAGTATCCCAAGATGAGATTAGTGGAAGGATAGAAAACATTCAAGGTAACTATAGTAAAATTAGTCAAACCGTTGATAATATCACTAACGAGGTATTCGATAAAAAGAATGGTAATGGTTCTGTAATAAAACAATTAAAAAACCAGATTAGTCAAACTGTAACTAAAAATGGACTAAAATCCTTTATAGAACAAAATCCAGATTCTATAAAGATAGCTTTTAATAAAATAGATTCTAGTTCAGCAGAATTTACAGAAAAAGGTCTTGAGATAAAAAAAGGTTATGTTTCAACAGATATGTTAATCCCTCCTACCAATGGTAGCAATGCAATCATACATCTTTATGACACGAGGGATAATAAGTATGAGAGTAAAGGTGGAAAACCATCTATAGACGCTACTGAAGCCTATAACACTGGAACTGGTCTTGCTATTAGATTAAAGTGGAATGATGGTAATTACTATAAGATTGGTAGTAATAGAGCTGCTATAACACTAAATGGTTCTGAACAATTTACTCTTGAAAAAATAGATTATCAATATACTGCAAAAATAGGTGATAACAGGGTTCATGACAGAAGGTCAATATTCTTAAAAAATGAGGGAGGACAATATGGTTCAGGTTATTCTCTTATAGTTCCTGATTGGGATGGTAATATGTATAAGATTAGATTTGGTGTTAATAACAGAAAGCCTAAAATTAATATAGAAAGATTGCCACATGGTATGTATTGGTATACTGGAGAAGATGAATATACAGGTGGAGATAAAATGTTTGATGATTGGTTGATATAAGGAGAAAACAATGGATTTAAATAAAGATATATATCTACAGGTAGTTTTAGAAAAATTAAAAAGAATAGATGATGAAAATTTGCTATTAAATGCTCTTTTGATTCAAAAAGAAAATAGAATTAAAGAACTTGAAGCAGATTTAGAATCCTATAATATTATGGAAAAAGATAGCGACAATAAAACAAAATAAATTAAAAGAGGTAATCAATGATAGAATTTTTACATACATTTATATTTGATGCTAAAAAAGACCCAGATGTGTGTTTTCAAACAATAGTAGATGGTGAAATCTCAAAAGATATTCCCACTATCCACGCTGGGGAAACTGCTAGAGGAATAAGAGTTATATTGTCTAACTTTAAGTATGACGAAAACATACAATGTTATGCTTATTTCAAGGTTACTGGCAATGACAAAATATTAAGAGTGCCCCCTCATAATAGGATTAAAAATACTTTTGACTTCTACTTCCCTACTATGAGCGAGGGAAAATATGAGTGTGAAATAGTGGTATCTCAAGACAAGGCAGTCATATCTTCTGGAGTATTCCAAGGGAGATGTACGAGGGCTATTCGTTCAGTTTTTTTTAGCGAAATAACTCTTGTTGACAATGCTGAAACAATCATAAATACATATGATAAGTATTCAAAATTATTAAAGGATGAGATAGATAAGTTAAAAAACCTTAACATGGAAACTTTAAATGAAGACATACATAATATTAAGACGCAGTTTGAAGAATTAAAAAAACACCCTGGAGGTAAGACTTATATTTATACTCAAGATGTAGCATCAGATATGTGGGAAATAACTCATAATCTTAATAAACATCCATCTATAACAATAGTGGATACTGGGAACAACATAGTTCATGGGGACTGTGAATACATAGATAAAAATAAATTAGTGATTAAATTTAGCTTTCCTTTTTCTGGGAAGGCTTTTTTAAATTAATAAAATTAACAAAGGAGATATTAAATGAAATTATTAAACAATTTAGATTTGACAAAGAATCAATTACTTAATGCTGTCTTACAAACATTGGCACAAGCTCCGACAGACCCAATATCAGGACAGGTTTACTACAACTCTGCTGATAAAAGGGTTTATGTTTGGACAGGGGCAGTTTGGTTAGCAATGGATGCCAAAGACGCATCCCCTACTGCTGTCAGTATAGTTAATGCCATTAATGATGGTACAGCTATGATAGAGATTAGTAAAATTAAGGACTTAGTAACTAAGCTTAGTGCTGCTAATATAGTAGCCACTATTAATGATGGTACTGAGAATATCAATGCTGAAAGAATCAATGGACTAGCTAATGCTCTTGATGGTGCTAATATCGTATCCAAGATTAATGATGGTACTTCTAAAATCGACATCAACAAGATAGATGGTTTAGAAGAAAAGCTTACACCAGATAAGATAGTTGATAGTGTGATAGCTAGTGATAAGACTATACCTACAAATAAGATTACAGGATTAGACATTGCCTTAGCTGGTAAAGTTACAGACCAAGAAGCACAGAATAAGGCAAATACAGCTCTACAACAGGCTAAAGAATTTACTACTGCTGAAATCAATAAGTTAATCAATGGTGCTGGTGAAGCTTATGATACTCTTAAAGAATTAGGAGATTTAATACAGTCTAATAAGGGTGTAGCAGAAGCTCTAACTACTCAAATAGGAAAGAAAACAGATAAGTTTGTTAAGGTCATTGGTGATGGTGCTAGCAAAGAATTTACTGTTAATCACAAACTAAACACTCAAGATGTTATCGTAGCAGTCAGAGAAAATACTGCTCCATTTGATGTGGTTCTTGTTGGAACAGAATATATAGATGAGAATAATGTAAAGATTAACTTTGCAAAAGCACCAGAACAGGACAAGTATAAGGTAATTGTTATTGGATAAGAGGTGAATGGATGAAGTTATTAGGATTAATAGAGAAGGATTTAGATGTAGTATCTAAAGAGTATGTAGATGAAAAATTTTCCAATCATCAAACGCACCTAGAAGAGTTAGACAAAAAGATAGGTTCTAATAATGCTGAGTTTGAAAAGTTAAATGGAGAATTTAAGCAACTAATAACTAAAGCAAGGGGGTAGAATATGCCTAAGAATTATGATGAAAATTTAGCAGAATACAAGCAGCTTAAAGAAGAAGCAAGCGAAGTAATAGACCAGCTAATTAGTAGCAAGGATTCTGCAATAAAAGAAAAGATAAAGTATCTTAGTGCCTTGACTTATATACTAAATGACGTAGATTCTATAGGGAAGACTGTGGAGAAATTCAAATCAAAGAATACTAAGTTTGCTACCTACTTTATTAAAGAACTTTATCAACGTAGAATATATCCTAGGATCGAAGAAAAGTTAGAAATTCTCAATTCTGATACGGCTGAAGTTGAAGAAAAGGCTAAGGCAAAATATGATATTATTTATTTAATAGTATCAGGACTTCTAGAAGGCATATCAGATATCGGTATAGGTATTGCACAGATAGGAATTGACGCTTCAACTGGTGAACTTACTATGAATGGAGTATCAACTGGCAAGTTTGTAACTGTAGATGCTAGCAATAAGAAACCTTTTGGCATGTCTAACTCCTCATCTTATAAAGTTCCACAAGCTTTTGACCCCAACAAATTAACTAAGATAGACCCTAATGATGGGCAGTTGTATTATGATGGCTCATGGGTTTCAAATAAGTATGTAAATATCAATGGAACAAATATATCTCTTGGGTCAAGCAAATCTATTAACTTCCCTCAAGGCTTCGATAAAGATAAGTTGACTAAAATTGATTCAAATGATGGACAGCTTTACTATGAAGGTGTAGGTTGGTTATCTGGAAAGTACATAAATGTAGAGGGTACAACTTTAAGTATGGGAACATCCAAAAAATTAAATTGGGGTGAAAGTATTGATTATAGCAAGATAGATAGAATAGATAATGATGGTGAACTAAGATATAACGGAAAAAGAACATATAGATATGTAAACATTGACGGCAAAGAGCTGTCAATAAGTGGTAGCTCAAGAATAAACTGGCCTTCAAGTGGTGGTGGATATGTATCAGACCATCATAGGTTTAATGTAGCCTGGGGTGGAGATGGGTTGTACTTCCAGTCACGAAACTTAGGTAAAAGAACCGTCACTTTTGATGTAAGTGCTTATGGCTACGGTGGTGGTGATTTGAACTTCAACGTAACTTATGATTAGGGAAAGGAAGATGAAGATGGTAATATTTGATTTTTTAAAAGGTTATGCAACTACACAAGAGGGAAAGATACTAGTTATTCTGGCATTAATAGCAATAGCTATGATAGTGGATTTTATCACAGGGACGATAGCAGCTTATGTAAACCCTAAGATAGAGTTTAAATCAAAGGCAGGTATTAATGGTATACTCAGGAAAATAGCCAGTATGCTTTTACTCTTGGTATTCTTGCCTGTAAGTGTATTAATACCTGGATACATAGGAATAGGGTTGGTATATACGCTGTATATAGGTTATCTTTTTATGGAGATAAAGTCCATAATTGAAAATATAGGTAAAAATGGAACAGATACAACACTTTTTACTGATATATTTAATAAATTTTCAGAATTAACAAAGATTAAACGCTAAATAAAATAAAGTTTACCAGGTAAAATTTTAATAAATAAGGTGGTCTATATGACCACCTTTATTATATGAAAGGGATGATATCATGGAGACAAAGCAGGATGTTTTTATATCCAAAGTAAAAGATGGTGCTATAGCAGGCTGGCACGAGGGCAGGATACTTCCAAGCGTAACCATTGCACAGGCGTGTTTAGAGAGTGGTTGGGGGACAAGCGAACTAGCAAAGAATGCTTGTAACCTATTTGGTATCAAGGCTAAAGAGGATTGGAAGGGTGAAAGCTATACGGTGCGTACAGCAGAGTATGATAAGAATAACAAAAAATTCTATATTGATGCAGCTTTCAGAAAATATAGGAACTGGCAATGCTCTTTAGTAGACCATGCTAGATTTTTTCATACTCCAGCTTGGAGAGAGAGAAACTATAAAAATGTGATTGGTGAGGTTGACTATAGAAAAGCTTGTAAGGCTTTACAGAGTGCAGGATATGCGACAAGTCAAGACTACGCAAATATGCTTATAGAATTGATAGAAAAATATAAGCTATATGAGTATGACAAAGATATTAATAAATACTCCTCTACTCTACCCCACTCTACTGAAAAAGAAAACTATGACTTAGTAATATATTCTAATGAGATTGATGAAATACCAGCAAGGATGATTACTAAGAATTTATATATACCTAGTTTAAGTGTTGATTTATACAACACAGTTAAAGACAAATATAAAAGGGTTATTCATGTGGGCGGCTCTAACGCTCCAGATGGTGTAGCTAAGATTATTGCTGGAAAAGACAGAGATGAAACTATTGACCTAGTTCAACAATTTATAAAAGAAAATAGAAAGTAGGATTTATATGGAAGAAATTAAAGTGAACATATTTGATGAAGAACTCTATAAGAAAAACTTAGAAGAAAATGCCTTTAATGATGAAGGTGTTTACGGAGATTTATCAGAGGAAGATATTCAAAAATTAAAGGAAGAAGGATTGATATAATGAACGGTGTAATTTGTGGTGTATTAATAGAAGATTTGCCAGTGCCAAGTTGGAACAGAGGTAAAAAGATGACCTACAGAATGACTCCTAAAGCTGTAGTAGTACATAACACATGGAATACTGCCAAGGCAAAGGCAGAGGCTTCTTACATGGTGGGGAACTCAAATTGGACTAGCTTCCACTCTGTTGTAGATGAAACAAAGGTCATAGAATGTGTTCCATTTAATTATAACACATGGCATTGTGGCAACCAATATGGGAACACTAATTATATTGGTGTAGAGATAGCAAGGTCAAAAAGTGATAAAGAAACATTCTTAAAAGCAGAAGATAATGGGGCTAGATATATAGCTGGAATATTAAAGAAGTACGGTTGGGGTATTGATAAACTTTACTCTCATCAGCAAATGAGTGGCAAGTATTGCCCTCATAGAACTTTAGACTTAGGCTACAAAAGATTTAAAGATAAAGTGAGAAAATATCTAGGTGAAAATGTATCATCTAATCCATCAAATAATAACACCGACCAATCTGAATATATTGTTGTAAATGGGGGATATTCTGTAAAAACTAGTACTCCTAATGATACTCTAACTATAAGAGAATATCCTAATGTAGACTCTAAGAAATTAGGTACTTACAGAGATGGCTCTGTTATTTATGTAGAAAAGGTATATAAGTCTAGCTTAAATGGTGTTTGGTATAAGATACCTAGAGTTGGTTTTGTATCAGCTAAATATTGTGTAGAGATACCTTCTACTCCAAAAAATGAAGAACCTAAACCATCTGTTCCTATTGAAAAGGAAAATGTTAATCCTAAAACAGATTATCAACTAGTATTATATAACAACAATATTGATAAGATAGGTGCTGAATTAATAGAGGTAGAATTGGCTATTCCTAAAATGCACTTAGAGGACTACCTTAATGTTAAAGACAAATATCAAAAGACAATATTTGTTGGAGGTAGTGATAAAGCACCTAGTGAGTCATTGAAGCTTGCTGGTGTAAATAGAAAAGAGACCCTAGATAAGGTTAAAAAATTCATAGAAGAAAATAGGTAATATTTATTACTTTTAATATAAAGGAGGAAATATGGCTAGAAAAAATGTATATAATATTTTTCAAAAAGAAGAATATTCAGAAGATATAAATAAACATAATAAGAAGGTTATAGAAGAGTATAAACTTGAATTGAAAGCAGCGAATAAAGCAGATACTACTATATTGCAATATATAAATGATTTAAAAATCTTTGCTTTTTATGTGTATGAAAATTGTAATAATACAGAGTTCTATAACGTAACTAAAAAGCAGGTTAGAAATTTTATGCTAAAGATGCAAGATAAAGATGTTTCACCTGCTAGACTTAATAGAGTATTATCTACTCTAAGAACATTCTACAGTTTTGCAATAGATGATGAAGATTACGAGGATTTCTACATAAATAACCCTGTGGAAAAAATTAAAGGACTAAAGGTTCAAAAGGTTAGAGATATAGAATTTCTTACAAGAGAAGAAATAGATACATTATATGATTACTTAATGAAAGAACATTTATACCAAGATGCTCTACTCTTAGCACTATTAATTGATACAGCAGGAAGAAGAAACGAAATTTATCAAATTAACAAAAGTAGTATAAAGCCTGATGGTGTATTTACTAATTTTGTTGTTGGTAAAGGTGGCAAGAAATTTGAATTAATGTATAATGATTTAACCAGAAAAACATTTAAAGCGTACCTTAAACAAAGAGGTAGAGATAAAGAGGAATTTTTATGGTATAAAAAGGAAAGAAATGGTAAAGTTAAGGAAGTTCCTATTGGCACTATGTATTCATGGGTAAAAAGATGGAATAAATATTTAGAAAATATAACAGGAAAAGAATATTCATTTAACATTCATAGCTTTAGACATACAACGTTAGAATTGCTAAGCACTGGGAATCACTATATATGCGACAAAAACGATGGACAAAAATTTAATTTAGAAGTATTACAAGCTCTAGCAAATCATAATGATGTTTCAACAACAAGTTCTTATTTGAAAGAAAAGAAAAAAGATGTATTACTACAGGCTTTTATGCCTAAATAAAGGAGATTTCTATGCCAATAAAAAAACAATATTCAGAAGTTAATCATGGAGATTATTTTACAAAAGAGGAATTTGACGGTCTAACCTTGCCTACTCTACCCTCTTATATAGAAAACATGAACATTCCATATATGTGGGGAAATGGATTTAAAGGGAAGGGCATTATTGTATCTGTTATTGATACAGGTTGTGATATAGAAAATCCCTTGTTAAAAGACAGAATTATACATAAGTATAACCTTACAGATGAAGGAGAAAGAGATGATGTTACTGATTATATAGGACATGGGACTCACGTTGCTAGTCTTATAGCTGGTGAGACCTATAAAAATGGCAAGTTTACAGGTGTTGCTCCAGAAGCAAGCCTAATGATATATAAGGTTATAGATAAAAGTGGTATAGCTGACTATGATATTATAGCACAAGCAATATATGCCTCTTGCCAAAGAGGGGCAAATATAATAAATATCAGTTTGGGTGGTAATGCAGAAGCACCACAAATACATGAGGCTATAAAAATGGCAATGAGAATGCAAGTATCTGTTGTCGGTGTAAGTGGAAATAGTGGTGATGGAAGTGGTGAAACAACTGAATTATTATTCCCTGGTTGTTATGAAGAAGTAATTCAAGTTGGTTCTATGTCTAAAGATTTATCCATATCAACATTTTCTAATACAAATCAATTTGTTGATTGTGTCGCTGAAGGTGAAAATATAATAGGATGTTCTCTCAACGGAGGTTTTAGAGCATTAAGTGGAACTTCCCAATCAGCACCCTTAGTATCAGGAGCATTAGCTTTATTGATGGATTGGTCTAATAAAGAATATAAAAGGAGTCTTAGTGAGGTAGAAATATATTCCCTTTTAATAAAGAACACAAAAAGTATCCCTGATATACCAAGAAATTCTCAAGGTCATGGCTATATATATTTAGAACCTCATATTTCTAAATAACAAAGAAACACCCTAATTAAAGGGTGCTTCTTTGTGTGAGTTTATTGAAAAAAGTAATGATTTATAGCAGTATCTCATTCATAACATTCATGGCTTGAGATTTTGTTTCATCTAAAAGATGAACATAAACTCTATCAGTGCAATATTTTGATTTGTGATTTAACATCTGCCCTACGTCTTTTAAATCCATACCTTTATAAAAGAGTATTGATGCGTAAGAATGTCTTAAACCATGAAATGTTACATTATTTATACCTTTAGACTCCATATATCTTTTAAATTGATTTGATAATGTGGCTACAGGTATTGGTTTGAATCCTTTTCTGTAGAACAAAAGGTTATGTTTGTTTGTTCCTACCTTGGATAGCATTTCTTTATTCCATTTTATCTTGTACTTTTTTAATTCTTCTGATAGAAGTTTTGGCATTTTTACAACAAGGTCTTTTTTATTCTTAGTGAATTTTTGTATTATGTGTTCACCATCTTTTTTTGTAACTATCTGGCATATTCTTATTTCGTTATTTTCAAAGTCTATATTATCCCAGCTTAATGCTAAAACCTCTGACTCTCTTATACCTATACTAAGTGCTATTTTAATTTTTAAGTTCAATTCTTCATCTTCTGTATCTTTTAATATATCAGATATTTGACTTATACTCAAACAATTTGTTTCAGCACTTGTTTTAGACTGTTTCCCCCACACTATAAGACCATTTGTTATATCATTATTAATATAACCTCTATAAAGGGCATATTGAACACCCTTTTTGATTATAGTTTTTATCTGAGATACTAAACCACAACCATATTCTTTAGCCTTTTCATCTAGTAGGTCTTGTATATCTCCTGTTGTTATCATTGATATGTAGTTTCTACCTATATCATCTTTAACATGGTTCTTATATATATTTTTATAAGATAAAAATGTGTTAGAAGAAACTTTATTACCTCTCATTTCTTCTTTTTCAAAAGAGCTTTCTATACAATCATTGAGAGTTATATTTTTTTTATTTTTCTTCGATAAAATATCTTCGCCATTATTTATTTTTTTTTCTGTTTCAAACTTTACTACTTCTGCTTCAAGTTTATTTTCAAAAATTCCCATTCTTTTATACTTATACTTCCCATTCATTGGGTCTTTAGTTATAACTACAACTTCATGTTTACCTTTATTGTTTCTTACTTTAACTCTCATGCTGCTCATATTTTTTTTCTCTCCTTCTCTTTTATCTTATACATATATTATACCACCATTTTGTTGGTGTGTCAATTATTATTTTTATTTTTTCAATCATGACCACCCGTCCAACGGGTGGTTTGCACACGGGCTATAAGCCCAAGGGTTACCGGCCAGCGTCTAAAGGCGCTGGCTTTCACTCTGTTCAAGCTCGGCCTTTGACTCGTCGCTACCCTTTAAAGGGTATTTGTATTACTTGCCATCCCTAAAGGGATCTTCATACTCCTTAACACTTAATTTATCCAAAGCTATATCGTGTCTTTCCTGTTCCTGAATATATTTCCTTATTGTTGCCTCATTTAATCCCACAGTACTTACATAATATCCTTCAGACCAAAAGTGTCTATTTCCAAATTTGTACTTTAAATTTGCGTGCTTATCGAACATCATCAATGCACTTTTTCCTTTGAGATATCCCATAAACTGTGATACACTTAACTTAGGTGGTATACTCACCAACATATGGACATGGTCAGGCATCAGATGACCTTCGAGTATTTCAACACCTCTGTATGAACATAGTTGTCTCAATATCTTACCAATACTATTTCTGTATTGATTGTATATTATTTTTCTCCTGTATTTTGGAGTAAACACAATGTGATATTTACACATCCATTTTGTATGAGACAAGCTGTTCGCTTTGTTTGCCATAAAATCACCTTCCTATTCGTATTATTGAGCTTGAACAATTCAATTATACTATGGAATGGTGATTTTTTTGTATAACATCTGTCGCGCACCCGCATAGCGGGTGGTTTATTGTTTCGCACGCTTTGCGAGCTCAACAGGGACACGTCCCTATAAAAAAAATAACGAGGCTACAAGAGCCTCATTATAAATTAATCCCATTTAATTTCTTCATCTAGTCCAGCAAATATACTCTGTCTAAAAATATCCATTGCATTAATTTTATCTTCTTCTTTTTCTAAATTACTCAATATAGTTTTTTTACAAAAAGCAATTAAAAACGAAGTTTCTTCTATAATATCAACAATTGTACTGCAGTCGATATTACAAGATATATTATCATTATCTTTCCTATCTACTTTTATCATAGTTACCTCCAAACATTTGTTTCACTGCTACAGCTATAGATATAGCATCATATATATCACTTGTCTTGTTATTCCCAGCTTTATCACTATATTCCCCTATATCTATATAGTTATCTTGTATATATTTGGCAACCTTTTCTTTGCCTGCTCTCCCATTTCCTGTTATTATTTTTTTTACAGATGTTGGTGCTAAATATTCAACACAGATACCTTTTTGAGTTATCATTCTCATGGTTGCACCTAATAATTTTCTTAAAACCATAATGGTACTTGTTCTGTTTGATATAAATTGATTTTCTATACCAACAAAAGTTATGTTGTCCATAACACTCTCTATCTTGTCAACAATATAGTTTATTCTCTCATCTTCTGTTGTGAAATCTTTAGGACTTGTATTAATCTTCCCATAAGATATTACCTTAAAATCTTCTATGACACACCAACCTGTAGAGGTCATAGATAAGTCTAAACCTAAAATTCTAATAATTATCACCTCTTTACAAATCTAATGGATTTATATATCTAAGCATAGATTGTTTTAGTTCGTCATCAAGCATTTGGATTATATACATTATCTCGTCTGAGCCCAAATTATTAAATAACTTAGCATAAAAAAATCTTATCTCTGCCCTATAATCTTCGTCCCTCTCCAAAAATGGTTTATTTAAATCTATCATATTATGCCCTTTCTTCCCATTATAAATAAAAATAAAAATATCAAAACACCTATTATTATAAGGGTAAAAAGAATAAATGTAGGCAATGCAATAATTAAAATGCTCCACTTAAATAGAAAATTACCCACAATAAAAAATGTAATTTGAAATATTGGATATGTTATACATGATATAACATATATAGCCAATAATAAATCTATCAATTTATCACATATGTTGTCTATTTTTTTCTTATCCATAAAACTCCTTTATTTAATATACACTTGTTTCGCTTTTATCTTCTCTTATTATATGATTATAGCTTGAAAATCCCAATGAATAACCATCATTTGTCTCATTTTTAGTTATTTTTTGATACTTAACCTCTATTATTTTGCCTAGATAATAATCTTGATTGTTCCAAATCTCTATCCTTTCTTCATCTGTAAATCCAGTCCCTATAAAACATGAGTTTGTCATATTTTCATAGTCAAACTCAACTTCTAACGCACCCAATTTATCTTTATTTTTTCCATCACCCTCAATAAATCCGATTATTTTAACATCAGCAATAAGATTCTTTTTTAGCTTTAATATATAATTTGATCTTTTACCTTCCCATGGTGCGACAGAAGAATTTATCATTATCCCTTCTTTCCCCTGTCTATCGCATTCATCTACCAGTTTAATTAATTTTTCATGTGTTACAAATCCTTGATACCAAAATGGTCTTGATGTAATGGATTTAATAGGTATCTCACCTTTATTGTTTATTTTCATTTTGTCAACATAATTAACACTCTTCATTAGCCTATCAACAAAAGGGATTGGACTATAACCCAACTTAAAATCTTCCAAAGGTATAAAGTCAAACATTATAAACTCAATCTTATTTTTATCCTCTGTTTTAGAACTCATAATAGAACAAGTTTTTTGAAATCTTTCTTCTTCAGTTTTAAATTCACCTTTAATTAAAAATTCTCCGTCAAAAACTCCATCTTTAAGGCAGTGAAAACAACTAAATATATGGTCAAGTCCTATAAATTCTTTTCCTTGTCTTGATATTGCTTTTATATCATTTCCGTTTTTTATTATTACACCTCTTATCCCATCTAATTTTTCTGATATAATATATGTAAGGTCGAAATTAAATAGGTTTTTTTCTACTCTATCCATATAATTTTTTGCCTTCATAAAATCATATGTTGTTATAAAGTCTGGTATAGCTTGATTTATTGCCTTGACATTAATCCCTAACTTTAAAGATTGAGTTATTATCTCTTTAAGCATATCCTCATATTCTTTATTTTTATCTATGTATGATAATGCTATTGATAAAACTTCATCAGTTCCTGTATTATTTTCAGCAATGTAATCTAGGAGACTTTCTAAAGACTTATCTGTTTCATGAATCGATAATTTCTTCGACATCTTTTTTTTACTTATTCCTGATTTAATACTAGGGTCTATACAGAATTTTAAAACTTTAAACAATAAATCATTACCATCTGCGTATAACTGTTTAATTCTAAATATCTTTGCATTTGTCCCTTTTATATTTTTAATTTCTTCTATTTGCTCTTTTAATATCTTTAAATTTTCCATCTAGTATCCCATCCATTCTACAAAATCTTTATCTAATTCTAAATCTTCTATTTCAGTTATGAATGTTTTTTCAGCAACATCCTCTACTTCGGATTTAAACTCTAAATACATATTATGTAAAGTTAAAAAAGAATTTTCTATTATTTCTCTAACTAGCCAATCTTTGTTTATATTTTGAGGTAAACACTGTAATATTCCTTTAGTTGAAAATCTGTAACTTAAATCAGATATTTTCGATGCAATACCTTTTAGGTCTGATAAATCTATTTCAGCGATTAAATGTAAATCGTCCCATGGTGCTACCTCATGAGTTAGACAATAGAAATTTTCGTTATAATCAGTATAAATATATCTTTTGCCGTTTCCCAATAAAGATTGTATTTCATTTTCTAAATTGATTTTTTTAGTTTGTAGTTCAGAAATTTTTGAATCTATATCTATAACTCTACATTTAAGACTTGATAATGTATCTTTTTTATTACTCTCCATACATAAACCTCCTTATAAATTTTACTGTGATATTGTGGTTTTCTACTTTTGAATATGTTTATATTAAATTTTAAATGTTACAACTACACTTACATTTTTATATCTTCATAAGTGCAGCCGTAACAAAATCTATTTAATTATCTAAATTCCCAAGATTTCCTCATTGAATTTATAGCTAAATTATTTACTTTATATGCCCAGTTTCCACCAACACAATACTTTGAACCAATTTTCCAAACGTTTCTCCTACCTCTATTTATATAGCCTCTATATAAAAAGTCTTGCATATAGTACAAACTTTGTTCCTTGGAAGTAAACTTTCTGAGACCATGTTTCCCCATTATTCCACCTACATTATTTCTATTTCTATAGCTATATGAAGTTCCATTACCACTTTCTAACTTAACTACACTGCTTAGAAAGTGTGAATTGATTGGTCTACTAGAGTTTTCTATTTTATATATTGTGCTAGATAGCTGTTTCATATTCTTAGGTAATAAATTCTTTATTTGTTGTTCTGTTAATCCACTTTTAACCCTTACATCATTTTGACTATATCCACCTTTTCCTGCTGCATCAACTCTACAACCTATACTAAATATTAATGTTATTGTTATTATTATCGTTTTTATTTTATTCAACAAACCACCTACCTTTTTTTAATTATTCTTTTCTGAATTTATAATTATAAAAACATTCAATACTCCTGTTAAAATTATTAATATATTAAAGCAAATGCTTTCTGGCTTTCTAGCAAATTCTATAGAAGATATACTTAAAGTTATTAAAAAATAAATTAAATATACACTTAGACTTGAACTCTTTTTTTTGAAATGATAATATTTAGGTATTCCCGTCATTATTATCGCTATTATAAAAAATAAAATAGTTTTAGTTATTAATCCCATAATAAGCCTCCATTACATTTTTTGCTAAACTCAAAACTGTTAATTGCCCTACTCCATTAGGTACTGGAGTATACTTAAAGTCATCACCTTTATTCTCTGTTATTTCTAAATCACCACACATTTTCCCTTTATCATTGAATGATATTCCTACATCTATGAATGTACAGCCTTTAGGTATATCCTCTGATTTAAAATATCCAGGAATACCAATTCCACTTACTATATAATCGTACTTGTCAAAAACGTCCAACAACTTCTCTTTAGGTATCTTACTATGTGCTACAGATACAAGCATATTTTCATCAAGTAAAAGTTTTTGTAGTGGTTTGCCTACTAAATCACTCCTATTAATAATAAGTACTGATTTCCCTTCTAAGGAACTATCTATATACTTCATATAATCTCTGATGCCTCTAGCAGTGCAAGGTATAAAAGATTTTTGATTTGTATAAAATCTCTCTTTACTTGAAATACCTAACCCATCTACATCTAATTCCCAAGATATGCTTGTAAGACTGTTTGTGAGTTCCTCATATTCTTTCGGGAGTGGTAATTGAACCATATAAGGAACTTCTTCAAACTCTAGGTCACTTTTTTTACAAAATAAGTCATATAGAGATATTTCATCAGTTTTTTCTCCTCTTTTAAAGAGCCTCACATCTATACCTACACTATCTAGCTTTTTTAGTTTATTCGCTACATATTTATTTGAAGCTGGGTCATTTCCTATCTGAAATATAGCGAAAAAAGGTTTATTCTGTTTATTTTCGCTAGATAAAATACTAATTTTATTAGCTATTTTCTCATATTCTTTAGCTACATATTCCATTACATCTAACTTTTCCATAAATCTCCTTTCCTATATCAATATTGTATTATATTTTTTATTTATAATTCAATATATATTTTTTATTTTGTATTTTAAACGAGCCACTTAGAGCAAAAATGTCTTATAGACTCTTTCTTTCCTAAATCACCTACATATAATAATTTACCTCTATCCTTTAGATACCTAACCTTACAACCGGTAAAGAATCTTCCATTATCTTTAAATACTTTTGCATCTGCAAGATATCCAAACATTTCAGCCAAATATTTTTGATTGTCGTTATAATAACACACATAATTTATAGGTTTCAATTTATTTATGTTGTTAATACGTCTGTCAACAAACCTTTGGAGATAAAGAAGTATTGTTTTTTTATTGTCCCCACAGCCTATATTATTAAGATAATACATATCCCCTTCAAATCCTAATCGAACCAAATCCCAATGTCCAAGACCGGCGCCATCTCTCTCGACACTTACTACATTTTGAAAACAATAGTCTTTTAAAACATGACCAAGTGGAATTAAAGTGTCATTTATAGTTTCTATAACTTTAGCTAATTTTCTATAGTCTTGAGTTGCAACATTTAATATTCTATTCTTATTCAATTTATAACTTTCACCACTGAATATAACGTTATTTTTATTAAACCCAAACTTATCAAATAAATTCCTCAATAAATGTCCGACATTATCTTCTATTATAGATTTATCTTTATCAGCGCCAAAAACTTCAACTGTAACTTCTGTTGGTTTTTGCCACACATTATTTGTTCTAAAATCTTCTTTAATAACCCTTAAACACAGTTTTTTATCTACCATATAATGAGTAATTCTTTTTCTTGCATAGTTTAAATCTCTTTTATATCCGTTGTATCTATCTATAACACTTGAATTTCCATTAACGTGAACTCTTATACCTGTTTTTCTGCCTATAGAAACTCCATTTTCTAATATCAGATAGTCTTGTTTATTATAGATATAGGGATAATTTTCTAGTTTCCACATTATAATACTCCTTTCAGCTTATATAAAATAACCTTATTTTCCTTTAAACTTTTCTGTACATCTATCACTCTTTGATTCGTTGAACCAGCATAAGGATAATTAATGTCATATTTATCCTGTTCAAATTTACCGTCTACTAAAACATCTACATACTGGAAAAGTGGTGCTAATTTAACATCTTCCCATCTGTACCCCGTATATAGCCATACAGTTTTGTTAGGAAATCTAAGCTTAAACATCATTAATATTCTTTGAACTTCTAATATATTATTTTTGTTTAAAGGGTCTCCCCCACTAATAGTTAGACCAGATATATAATCTGGTCTTAAACTATCAAAAAGTTCTTTTTCTGCACGCCTATCAAAAAGTATCCCTGAATTACTATCCCATGTTTCTTTATTATGACAATTTACACAATAATGATCACATCCGGATACCCATAGTGTACTTCTTAACCCCTCTCCATTGAGCATATCATTGGTGGTTATATTATGATAATTCAATAAATCAACCTCCTACATACTAACTCTATCTCTAATTTCTGCCATCTTTCCATCATTCAATCGTGATTCACCTTTTACTCTGCTATAACTTAAATATCCATTCATTCGGTCTATCTTTGTTAAATCATTACTTCCACATTGAGGGCAAGTGTCCATATTAAGTTCTTCATACCCACACTCATTACAATAAGATAGTGACAAATTTACTCCTTCATAAAATCCTAATTCCATAGCTCTTCTGACAAGACTTTTGATTGCTTCAAAGTTATAAGATATAGGATATTTAACATATTGTATTTTGCCTCCGTTGAAATAACTCCAGAACCTCTTTTCTAAATCTTGTTTTTGTATTGGGTTTATGTCCTCTGATACGTGGCAATGAAATGAATTGGACACATATTCTCTATCTGAAACATTCTTAATTATACCAAACTCTTTTCTAAATTGCTGTACTTGTTTAGAACATAAACTTTCTGCTGGTGAACCGTATATAGCATAGAGTTTACCATCTTGTCTTTTAAATTCTTCTACTTTGCTCTTAATATATTCCATTACTTCTAGAGCAAATTCTCCATCTTGAACCAATGATTTCTGATTATGTATCTGTTGTAATTCATTTAAAGCTGTAATGCCAAAAGATAATGTAAAACTTTTTATTACAGGTTCTATCTTATCATCTGGTTTAAGATTACCTTTATAGAACCCACCTTCACAAAATCCTAAAGGATTTGTACTAGCCTTCATCTCAGCTAAATAATCATATGTTCTAAGATGTAATCCTCTTATAATCTCTAAATAATAATCTAATACATCATAAAAATTTTTACTTTCTCTTTTTGCCTTTGCATATATCATTGGTAAATGAAGTGATATAACACCTAGATTTGCTCTTCCAGTAAAAATTGGTGTATCTTCACTATCTAATGGTTCAATCTCACCTCTTTCATAATAAGGTGATAAAAAAGCCCTACAACCCATCGGAGATATTATTTTACCGTATTCTTTATATATATCAGGCACATATCCATCTCCAGTCAAACTAAGAAAGTCTGGATACATAGAAGATTGACTGCATTTTACTGCTTCATCAAAAACATCTCCTAATTCCTTACCCTCTCCATGTAATTTTTCATCATAAAGGAATACAAGCTTTGGGAATAATACAGGTTTTTTAAAGCCTCTCTTCCCTTGTCCTTTCCTTCTAACTCTTAAACAAGTTTTAGATAACATTTTTTCAAATGTAGTTTTTCCTAATCCAAAAGTAAATGTTACAAAACTATAATCACCTCTACTAGAACCTACTGTATTAAGTTTATATTCTATTCCTTGAAAACCTTGTTCCATATCTCTCCATAATTTTTCAATAGCATATTCTTCTGCCTTTTCAATAATATTATCTTCACGACTTACATAAAATTTATCAGCTATTTGGAAGAACTCGTTTTTGTATATTAGATAGCTTTTCTCAGCATATGGCTTTAATAAAGTATCTACCTCTGGAACAGTGAATCCTCCATACTGTTGAGATGACATACTAAATATTATATCTCCTAATACATCAAATGCAACATCAAGGGTTTTAGGTTCATTGTACCAAATATTCCCCATTTCAAATCCGTCTTTTAAAATAGTTCCCACATCTGCAAGACAACAATTTATCGAATCTAATCTAGCGTTCATATCATGTATGTAGATATATCCTTTTTTTATAGCTTCTATTTCTTCTACTGTTAAAAAAAACTTCTTATACATCTCTTTATTCAAGACACTATAAATCAAACTTCTTTTAGTAGAAACAAGAGTTGAATCTGAATTACTGTTCTCTTTATCACCTATATATCTTATTTTTTGACTTTCTTGATAAACATTATCTAACATAGAAACAAAAGATGTCTTGTAGTTTCTATAATCTTTATATGACTTTGCTATTTCATCGTCTAACTTAGATAGAATTTTTTCAACATACAAATGTATATCTTTTACTGGTATACTATTTTTACCTGAAATATTTTCTAAAATACTAGCTTTTATCCATGGTTTTTCATCTTCTTTTAGATGCTTCATTACTCTTTGAGCAGATTTCTCTATTGCTTTATATATTTTGTCCATATTGAAATCTTCAACTGTTCCGTCTTTTTTTATCACTTTGATTTTACTCAAAACATCACCTCTTTTAAAATATAATATCTATGTAAACATCTTTCGATGGTATTTTATAAATCTATCACTTTATCTTATTGCAAACCAATCAGATTTACCTTTTATATATTATTGCCTATGTATATAGTCATCAAAAACATCTCTTATGTCTATTTTTATGCAGGATGGTGTTGATGGCTTCATACCATTTCTCGCTTTACAAAAAGCATATTCTTGCAACATTATTGATTCTAATTCAGAAGTGGTATATTTTCCATATTCTAAATAAACTTCTTCTAAAAATTTAATTGTTTTCTTAGAGTCAATATCTTTAGAACTGTTTATTCCCCTACAATCATTTTTATATATATCATCATAAAGTGATATATATGTTGCTCCATGAGTCCAAGCTTCAGGAATATCATCAAACAGTCTTTCTTTAATATTGTATTTATGGTTATTATTTAAAAATAAGTACCATGATTGTGCATACCAGCATAAAAGTTGTAACTTCCTATGAGATATTCTATTCTCTTTTTGTTTATAATATTTAGCTATTTGAAATATACTATACATTTTACTCCTTTCTCTACACACAAAATTATACGCTATACAATATCTTTGCCTTTGTTATCCATAAATCAAACTCTGTTTTAGATTTTATCCATTTCCCATCTGCTAGAACATTCTTAGGTCTTTTTTCAAGCTCCTCTATCTGTAAAATAGAATTCTTTTTTATTGGTGGTATTACACCTACTTTGGATTTCAACTTATATACATTACCTGTATTTACATTAATAACACTTAAAACATAATCTTTATATTTATCTATTTTTAAAACTACATAGGATAATTTGCCTAGCTCATCTGTTGTTTTGAATGAACCGGTTGTTTCCATTGAAAAACTTATTTGTTCTTCTATAGGTATATCTATATTATTAATGTTTCTAGCTAACAGATTAATTAATCTATTGGAATCAATTTCTTTAAATAATTTTTGAGTCTCCTTTTCTGAACATTCTTTTACTATCCCTATCGGAATTTCTAAATTATCTTTTTTTATTTGTTTAACTCCATTATATTTTGTGAAAATATTATATAAATCCAGTAGGTATTTTTGTTTCCCAAACTCTTTAAAAAAATCAAGTTTAATTAATGTTTCAAAATGAGTTTTATTCATTATGCCTTTTGACCTTTTTATTAAATCTATAAAGGTTATATCTTCGTCTTTTAAGCTATATAGAAAATTACCAACCTCTTCATTCATACCTTTAATAGAGGATACACCTTTGTAAATAGTGTTCTTATCTCTATCAAAAAAATAATCAGATTTAGAATATCTAAATATAGATTTTTCTAATTTTATATCAAACGATATCAATTCATTTATAAGTTTCTTAGTTCTATCTGTATCTTTTTCGTATAAATTTAGTGTAGCTGTATAATATTCTAGTGGATAATGCGATTTTAAATAAGCACAATATAAACTGTCATAAGCATATGCTAATGAATGTGATGCATTAAAAGAATATTTGGATGCATCTTCAACTACTTGCCATGTCTGTTCAAACCCTTCTTCTCGTCCAACAACCTTAATCCAGCCCTTGTGAAGTTGTTCCTTCAATTTTATTAATTCATCTTCCTTAAATTTCTTTTTACTTATTTTCTTTATTATGGTGTAAGTTTCAGATTCTTCTATACCTAACCATATCAAATACTTCATTATAGATTCTTGGTATAACATATAATGGAATGAATCTTCTAACAAATCATCAAGTTCTTTAACCCCAGTTGTATATGGTTTTCTTTCTAAAAAATTATGAAGCAAAGACTTAAAACCGGGTCTGATAGCTGCCACAAAAGCACATACCTCTGATACAGATTGAGGTTTATATTTCATAACTAGAGGTGTTGCAAAATCTGAATCTGCTTGATTTACCGTACAAGTTAAACCTTTTCTGTATATATCAAATGTTTTACTGTCTAACATATTTTGTAATTCGTTTGATGTTGGTATCTCTATATTTGCAAGTTTACAAGTATCTTCTACTATCTTCATGATTGATACTTGAAGATAATCGTTTTTAAGATACTTGTAAATATCACAGTTCATACCATCTAAATTACAACAAACCTTATCTTTTATCTTTATATAGCCTATATGTTTACTTACTCTTTCAGTTGATAAAAGCAAAGAACAAGGACTTGGTGCTATTGACTCTATAACACCAACAAATACTTGACTTTCTTTAATTATTGAACCCCACTTAGGGTGTTCATAATATTCTTCGATATTTTTAGCAATATCATTGTACTCATTAAAATCCATATCTTTAGCCTTACACCACAATCTAAATGCTGAAGAGTCTTGCAATGGTTTATACGATATCATCCAACCACAATTTTCTTTACCTATCACATCTTCACTTGCTTTAATCAGCAACTCTTGGTTAGATGTGTTTAAATCTATATCGGGCAAAGATTTTGTTTCAAGTATCCTTGATATACTCATAAATCTTGTTGGATACAGAGTTACTGGAGATGTTATTCTATCCATGCCTATAAGTCCTAAAAGTTTGTTAATATAAAAAGACCCTGCTGAGCCTCTACCTGTTAGAGATATAAAGGCATTATATTTATCCCTTGCTACATTGCATATTTTATTATTTAATAAGAAATACTCTTCCATATAAGTATTCTCTATTATATTGGTTTCATCTCTAATAGCTTTTATATAGTTTTTCTTTAAATCATTAGGTATGTTCTTCTTTTCCTTTTTCCATAATTCATTTAATAAGTCTTTTAGGTCTTTGTTGGGATTTTTTGATATCTTAGGTATCTTAATTTCTTTATTGTACAAAGTTATTTCTTCGCACCTATCAAACACTAATGTATTATCAATGGCTTTTAATATTTCGCTGTTGCTAAAAACACCTTGTTTATCATATCTTTTTACTATTTCTTGATAGTCAGGATAATCTAAAACAAAACCACTTTCTTCAGGATAATTGAATCCTTTTCCTTTTAAAAACAAATCTCTATAAACAGAATCCTCTGGGAATATGTAGTGTGAATCATTGGCATGAATAAGCTGTATATCATATTTTCTCGAAAATTCTTTCATTCTAACATTATGTTTTACTTGTGTTGGGTGATTATGAGATTGTATTTCAAGAAAAAAGTTATCCCTAAAAAAGTTTTTAAACCACTTAATATTATCTTCTGCATAAGAACACCATTCAGCAGCAATACCAGCTACACAAGCACTTGTTACAATTACATCTTTAGGGTTTATGCAACTTTCAATCATTTTCCTATCTACTCTTGGCTTATAATAATGACCATCTATGTTGGCATAGGAAAGAAGTTCATTTATCTGTTCCACACCTTTATTATTTATAGCCACCATAATTAAGTGATAGCTACTCCTATTTTTTTTGTCTAAATTAATATCTTTTACATAGTATAATTCAGAACCAACTACCATTTTTATTTTTTTTTCATCTGGTAGATTTGCATTCTTTTTATCTATAGCATTCAGAGTGTCGAATAAATTTCCTTGATATCCATGTTCTGTTGTAAAATAATTTTTATGTCCTAACTCAACCATTCTGTCAAGATAATCTTCTATTTTTACGATTACATCTATTGTTTTAATATTTGAATAATGAGTATGTTTATGATAATTGTTATAGTACATTCTACACCACCTAATTAAAATTCTTCTTGCTTATATATTCATGTAGTGCTTTTTCACATTCTTTTAGATTTCTAGTTATTTCTTTATTTACGGTCCTATTGTTTTTAATCTTTTCTGCAATCCTATCTTTTTTTGCTCTCTCTATAGCACTTTCCATTATATTTTTAAATGTAAATTGATTTCTTTTATCTGCTGCAACAATCATTCCATAAAAGTTCATAACTATATTTATAAACTCTTCCGTTAATATCCTTGGGTCACCTCCCATTTCCCCGTCTTTCCCTTTTAATAAATCTATATATATCATATTTCCTCCTTTATGTTTTAATTTGTATTTTAAAATGCAAAAAATATGCAAGCAAGACTACAAATTTATAATCAATTGTATTGTTCTCAGTATTACTTTAATTATCATCTATATAAATAGTATTTGAAATTATAATTTTTATCTCTCTAATTTTACAATCTCGTTATTGTGATACTCTTTATAATCTAAGTTTAAACTTTCTATGCTTAAATATCTATCAACTGGTTTCATAGTTAAATAATCAAATATAAGTATTCCTCCTTCTCCGTCAAATAACTCATAGTCACTTCCTTCGTCAAAATCTAAGTCTAAATCAATAACATAAGATTCTCTACTGTTGAACATAATCTTATCACCATGCTTTATATCATCTGATTTCTCTTTAGAAAACCTATTACACCAAGTGTCGAATTTATATAGATTTATCAATATTTCTTCTCTATTTGAATAATCAGAATACATTATAAGACTTCCAATGTATTCCATTACAGAGTTTGTGTTTTCTCCCCAATATAAGACAAACGTTTTATCAGACTCTACTGAACCAGCATAAACACAATCACTTATTTCATATATAGAATCGGGATTTAAAAAAAATATATCTCCTCTATAATTTATAACTTTAATCTTCACGTCATCTCTCCTTTAATCTTTATCTTTACACTCTTATATGATTTATTTTTGCATATTCTTCTACAATAGGTATTAACTTTTCAGACATTTCGTCAAATGTTTGTATATTCTTACCCTTTATAAAACTTGCTAAATCACATATATTAATTTGACCTAAATTATAAAAATACTCACCGAAATCTCCCCAACACCATTCCCCATTAAGAATGCTTCTCCTCTCACCCGTTTTATCATCTTCAAAGACAAAATATTCAAATATATAATCCATGGAATAAGAACAAATCTCACAAGTGCCAAACTCTGTATATTCCTCTACACTTTCAATATCTACTAATTTAATCAACTTTTATCTCCTCCTTTAATTTTTGTATCTATTTCCATTAACTGCTCTTCTAGTGTTTTTATGTTTTTTTAATTAAATATACTCTTTGTCTAAGATTGCTTCACTACCTATGGTTTGTATTTCTATATTTTCCTCAAATAAATTTCTAACCATTTCTGTAATTTTTTGACTTGGATATTTTATAATATTTGACATCAAATCACCTTCTTTTTTTTATTTTCCATGTTGTCCACACTCTAATAAATTTTTTGTAAATTTCTTGATTTTTAATATTATTTTTTTCTATTCAAATTTGACATTAATGATATCCATACCTCTTGGCTTATCATGAATACTATTCTTTAAACCGATGAAGTACTCTTTCGCTATATCATCATTTTTAAATTCGCATAAATGATAGTAGTCCAAATTTTTTTTAGCCTTTATGGTTTTACCATCCCTATATATAGTATCTGGATTGAATATAATCTCATCATCTGCATATATCACTAAATTCATTTTTATCACTTCCCTATCTTTTTAATTTCTCACCTATATCTATTTGATTAAATTCCTCTTTTGTAACATTCATAACAACTATATCACCTGCGTGGTCTTTGACTTTTACTAGATATTACTCGTCATACTTTTCTATAGATTTAGTTTCTGGATCTTTCTTGACTTCTTCCGGAAGATACTCTTTTTCTACGACAGTGCCTGCATATGTTCTAATATCAGAAAAGGCACTCATCACTCCGATAGAAAAACCTAGGACAAACACAAAAATTAGTAAGGCAATTCCTAACACACAATATGTAAATTTTAATCCAAAGTTTTTATTCACTCTCTACCCCTCTACTCTAATCTAAAATAATATTTCTTTAATCTATCTTCACCTATTTCCTCCACTACCTTTTGTGCCATTTCTCTTGATTCAAAAATTGGTACACTAAAGTTTATATCCCACCAAATATCATAGGTAATAAAGTTTTCAGTTTCATCAAAAGATATAACCCAATTTTCATCTTCTTTTTTAAAAGGTCTACTATACTTTTTCATAATAGCTAAAATCTTTAACCTCTCGACTTCAAATTCAGCCTCTTCTTTAGTTAAAAGTGCGTTCCCCATATCTCTAGTATCACAATCATATATAGAATTAAAATGCTGTGTCCTTATGTATCCATCTGGTCTTATATTATAATATGTTTCTCCATCTTCAATTTTTAAATCCCATATTGTTTTTGGTCTCTCAACTTCTTTAACCTTATTTTTAATATCAAGAACAAGGTCTTTTCTAAACTCTTCTACTTTTTCATTTATGTATTTTTCTAATTCTTTAGTTTCCATCACTTTCAATCTCCTTTTTGATATCCCTTATAAAATCTAATAATTCACCCTTTGCTGCCTTATAATTTTCTGTTGTCACATACCTACTTCCAAAATATAAAACCAGTTCTTCTTGAGTTGGTATTATATTACTTAAAATAAAACTTATTATACAAACCGCCAACGTTATTTTTAATTTGTATTTTTTTATCAAACTATCAGTAACTGCCTTCTTTTCATCACCAAAAACATTATCTTCAACATATATTTTTAAAATTATATATGTCAACAATGTATATACTGTTAACAAAAAGAATGTACGTGTTGTCAGTGCACTGATTTTATTTAATGCTATTATCAGCAAGACTATATTGTTCATTACCTATCACCCCGCTGTAAATAAATTCTGTACGTGGTTCGTATTCCGCCATTTTATTTTGTTCTTTCTCAAATTTTCTTGCATCTTCCTCGTTATCAAACACAAATTTATACATAGGATAGTAGTCAAAATACTCAATAACTAAATGTTTCATTAATCTTCCTCACTTTCAAGCCACCTTTTAAGTTGCTTGTATTCCTGTTTTAAGCTATTTAATCTACCTTGCAATGCATTTTTATAATCTTCACTAGAATTGGCAGATGCAAATCCATATCTATTTATTGTATACATTTCACTCTCTATGTACTCTATCGCATATTCCACAGCTATAACCTGTAATTTATAAGGTAATTCCATTACTATTCATCTCCTAACCATTTCTTAAAATATTTTTCACTAACTCTAATATTTCTTCATAAGATTCAACATCATGAACTCCTAAAATCGCATTATATCCACAATCAAAAGCAACATTCCATCTTCTTCAACAGTTAATTCAGATACAACCCCTCGTTTTGCAAGTATAATTGATATCGTCAACCATTTTTTATGCCCACTCTCCTGTAAGTCTTTTGATATAATCACAGGCTTTTTCTAAATCTTCATATCCATTTTTATCATTATATCTGCTTAAATATTTTACTATTTGAGAAACAGATACAGCTTGCTTTTGATTAAATTTTTCTGCACAGTATTCCATAGCTTCTATTGTTTCAATTTTATGTTTTCCTTTACCTTCATATCTATATGGAGGTTCATTGTTTATTCTTATATCATATTCCATTTTTTTCAATCCTTTCTTTATATTCAAAATATTCTTTTCTTAAAGAACTAACATTAATATCTTTTTTTCTTTTAATTAAATCTTCAATTTCACAAAGTTTCTCCTCTAAATCTTTAAATTCCTTTGCATTTTTAACTTTAATTTCTCTTTTTACAATGCTTGTCAACAACCCTCTTAAAGTTCCATGATATGTAAGCTGTTTAAGATATTCTTCACCATCTTTATTTTTTTTTACTTCATTAAGTATAAAACATAGACTGTCTACTGTTATTGCGTACTTTTTGTTTATTCTTATCATGTCATCCTTTCCTATATCAATATTATATCATATTTTTATTCATATTTCAATATATATTTTTTTATTTTGTATTTTAAAATTTTAAATGAGGGCATATCTTATAATGGCTACATATATTTTTACAAAAAAACTTATTGATATATGGTATCCAACTAGATTCTTCTTCATTATTATTATTTATCTTTTTATATGTATCGAAAACAAACTCTTTTGCTTTGTTTATATTCTCTTCTGTAAATGGAATTTCCACTAAAGCTCTCCCTGTATATTCGTTTGATTTATTTCTTTCTATTATTGTACCTCTTGAATTTTTTGTATACTTGCACATATCAAAACTCAAACTTCTAACAACCATATTAGGATATTTGTTTTTTAAAGCTAAACCATAAATTATAAGCTGGAGTTTTTTTATCTCTAAATCTTTTTTTGTAAATTTAGATGAAGATTTATAATCATATATATCTATATATTTATTATCAGTTATAGTGTATAGGTCTATATATCCCCTAATAGGGACTCCCTCTATATCTACTTCAAAATATTCTTCTATTTTAAAGTCTTGAACACAAAAAGGTTTGTAATTTTCAAAATAACTAACCATACATTCTTTAAAGTTTTTACTTGAATTTTCCGTAGGGAAGTTATATCCTAGTATCTCAGCATCATCAAAATATGATAAAAATAGAGAAATTGCTTTTTGGTTATTTATCTTGTTTTGTTGTAAATCCTCTAACAGTGAGTGTATTTTACCACCTAAATAAGAGTATACATTATCTTTTCGTTTCTCTTTTTTTATATATGTTAGATAATATGAATATGGGCAAGTATGGAATGTTGTTAATTTACTAAAACTATATAATTCCTTTTTGATATTATTCATCTGCCACCTCTATATTTGATATATCTTCGTTTATTTCTAATATATCTACCACTGTTGGTATTCCATTTCTATATGTGTATATAATTTTTTCTTCTTCAGTCATATTATCCCATTTTTCTTTTTCAATTTCAAATTCATAGTATCCATACAAATTTGCTTCTATTTCAAAATCAGCATTTATTTTAATCATATGTTATATCCTTTCGTAACATTCTTTAATTAAGCTTTCCCATATATATATACCATTGTCTGATGGTGAATCTTTACTTCCCTTTAATAGATATTTGTTATTTCTATCTATAAGAATACCTGTTTCTATATTCATTTTATTGGTTAGCATAAAAAATTTATTCACACATCTATATATAACAGTTTCTTCTAGTCCCTCGTCAAAGCAAAACACCACCTTTTTAGGATTTAGTTTTGCTATTAAAAATGATTGTTCTTTCGTAATACTGCTGCCTGATAAAGCTATAGCATTATGGTAACCCATGCTATCCAATTGCATTACAAATTTTTCCGATTCTCCAATATATATGGTTTCTGCGTTATATAGATTTTTATAATTCTGTGCATACCCAAAAATCGCACGTCCTTTTGGGTATGCAATTAATGGATAATACTTATTTGTTATATTTAAATCAGAGTTGATTCTGCCTATTATTCCACACAACTCACCTTCAGAATTTCTGTGTGGGATAACTATTCTTTCTGTTTCATAATCATACATTATCTCAAATTTTTTCTGAGTTTCGATTGATATACCGTCTTTTAGAAATCTTAGATTCCATTTCTTATCATATTTATCTAAGGTATCCTCTGAGTAAATTTTCAATTCCTCTTTTTTCTTAAATAATATATCATCAAAAACCCTTGATACACTCTCGTTTTTTTCTTTTACAGCATATGTTATTTCAATACCTAAAAGAGACTTTATATCACTAATTATTTCTGAATAACTTATTGTTTTATGTTCCATAATTAGAGTGAATATATCACCATTTATATTCCTGCCGTAATCCATGGCAGATATATTATCGTTTTTATATATAGCAATTGAAGATGGGTTTGTTTTTATGGTTAAACCACATCTAATTTCATCTCCTTTATCAACGATATTGGCATAACCATAAAAATTTAAGACTTTCTCTATGTTATTTTTTTCAAGCAATGCTTTTTTAACTTGCATTTATACTCTTTCTAACAGGGGTGCAAAAACACACCTCTTTCATTGTTCCAAACTCCCCATCATATTTAACAACAATTGCATAGTTTCCAGATTGGGATGTTTTTCCCTCTCTTAATTTGTCTAAAAAAACAATCTTATAGACTTGATTATAGTCTAATTCATAATCAATTATGTTTTTTACTTTAGACCCATCTTTGTTTATTGAATAGGAAACTTTATATGGTTTACAATAAAACTTAGAATCAGGGTCTTTTTCTTCTTGATACATATCTCTTATAAGATATAAATTTTGGAATACCTCAGTTACCTGTTTTGAGTTAGCTAGAACAGACCTTGTTAGCCATAGTTGTCCTTCGGTTGATAAAGCATTCTGCATTGTAGCAAATACCTTAACATTATTATTTGCATACCTATTAGCAAATTCAGCTAACTTTCTTGAATCATCTATTAATGACAACCAAAAAGCCTCTTTTTTATTTGTAAAATCAAGCTTAAAAGTATCATATATAAAAGTAGTGTATCCACCCCTTAGATGGTGCTCTCTAAATTTCTTTTCAACGTGTTCCATTTTCGCTGAAGGTATAGATATAAACAATATCTTTGATTGGTATTCTTTTTCCCAAATATCTCTGGCAAGATTAATCATCTTCATATCTTCCTCAGTAAATGCCTTTCTCCCTTGTCTTAATTTATTCTTATCTAATTTTTTATAGTTTAATTTATTGACAAGAACCCACATTAAAAAATTATCTTTAAATGGTTTTACTTTTTGCTCGTTAGAACATAAAACCACTTTTTCTCCTCGAAATAATAATGCCATTATCAAAGATATTAAGAAAGTAGACTTCCCCACATTAGTATATCCGGCTAGAACAGATAGTGTTCCTGGTAATAAACCATTAGACTGTCTGCTTATAATTGGGAATCCTTCTATTTTATTTCCTACAATATCCTCACCTGCATTATCAAACAATATGCCTACCGACTTACCTTCCATAATATCATGTATGTAATCATCATCAAAAGCTATTATACTTTCCTCTATACTCTTATCTGTGTCAACTGTCCCAAAATTGTTAATCTGATATTCGTAGAACTCTTTTACCTCATTGCTTGACATACTTCTAAATAATTCAAAAGGAACAAATGTTTTCTTATTATAAGTAATCTCTTTAAACAAATCAAATCCTAACTTATGAAGTGTCATGTAAGTGTTATTTTTATATAATGTATCCAAATAACCCTTGAATTTATCTTTTTCTATTAATGAAAACCCATCGTTTAGAGTTTCCCAAATATTTTCATTCTTAAAAAACTGTTTTTCAGGCTCTGACAACCTAGATTTAATTTCTAACAAAGAAACAGATTGGTATCCTTCTTCTTTTAGTTTTTTTATAATGTTCCAGATAATTCTATATTCTATAGAGATAAAGTCTGACTCTTTTAATTCAAAATCATCTAGTAAAGTTAAATCCTCTATTAAACAAGATATAACTTGAGTTTCTGGGAACTCTCTTTCTGCCAACATTTTGGCAGGATATTTATTTTTTATTTTTTCACTATACAGGAATAATCACCCCTCCTTATATATCCGCCTTTAAAATACCATGCATTTTCTTCTTATTTAATTAATAATTTATCGCTTCTTGTTTGCTAGAATAAAATTTTGTTGAATTTATACCGTTGTATTGACCTATATACCACAAATTATAAACCTTATTTATTATCATAATATCATATACTTCCTCTCATAATTAATTTCTTGTTCTATACTTTCTGTGAATTTTTCAGTAAGTAAAACTACCAAATCATACATAAAATCAATAGACATTTCTATATCTCTATCTGATTGCCCAAAATCCTTGCCCAATGAAAGCATATCTGCATTCTCTTTTATATAACATTCAATTAAATCTAATATTTTTTCTCTATATTTATTCAAGAAGTCATTTGTCATATCTTTGTCCATCATGTCATCTATAGTATTATGATATAACCTATAATACTTTTCATCTTTTTGTTCTAAGTTTTCCAAATAATCCTTAATATCCTCTAATCTACAAAACATCTTCATGCACACCTCACATTAAAATTTTAACATAAATTATTTTTAAAATAGTTTTCAAGTTTATATTTTTCATCTCTTTCTATATCAAAGGATTCATAATAACAGCTTGGGTCATCGCAAAAACTCAAAGACCAATCTTTAGCAAGTTTTCTTTTTTTAATAGTTAAACTTATAGTGCTTATAAACATCTCCTCATCAAAACCATGTTCATATCCTAAAACTAACCACGTAAGTCTTCTATCTGAATCCCATGGAAAAAACATCTTAGTGTTTGGTTTATTTTTTAATCTGTCATTATAATAAGCGTCAATTATTAAGTCTATAATTATCTTCTTTTCAATATCATATATCCCTGATTCAATAGCCTCTTTTTTAAACTCTAAATATTTTTTAAAATCTACCATTTGACCCATATTTTCTTTTCCATTTAATTCTTTGTATAGACTATATTTAATATCACCTTCTAATTTATTAACGAAAAGAACTGTATCTCTTTTTTTTAAAGCCTCTCTTTTGCAATGTTGTCTTATATTAAAATCAACATCCTTTTCTGATTTTTCATATTCATAAAAATAAGCATTTTTATATTTCCCACACAAAACATATATTTCTTCAATAAGCTCTACACAGATGTTTTTAATAGAATTAAATTCTTTTTGATATTTTTCACTTTCTCTTAACTTTTTTATATTTTCCACATATTCTTTATAATAATCTACTATACTAATACGCTCCACATCTCCTTAAACCTTGTATATTGTAGTTTTTTGTACTAAACATACATTTTATTATTAAAATTCAAGTTTTAAATCTTTATTTTTTGAAACTAATCTATATCTCATTCTTTCACAAAAATCAAATAAACTTTCACCCCGTCTACTTTTCCCAGCTACTGATGAATTCATGATATCTATTGCTAAATAGAAGTATTCACCCTCATCTCCAAAAGATACTATTAACCTGTAATCCTCATATGGCTCAAATTGAACTAAATCACCGCATTCTATTATTCTATTCTTTGACTTATTTCCTATTTTCATATACTATCTCCTTTAAATTAAAATTTCTCCTGACCTTTTGATATCTATAATACTTTTATTTTTAATCTAACTTAAAGTCGGTGTAATTAAAACCTCTGTGGTTTTTATTTTTTTATTATTTATATTCCTCAAACCAGTTTTTGATTCCTTTTCCCAAACTATCTTAAATCCATCTGGGGTAGATTCCTTATACTCACTTATATAAATATCAAATCTGTGTTTGTTTTTCTCTACCCAGTCATAAAATTCATTGTGATTAAACTTACCACACTCTTTTAAAGAATATTGTTTTTTGCCTTTATATGGGATATCACAATATACAATTGCACCATCAGGAATCTCAAGGTCTTTATAATCCTTGTTTTCAAATTGAACATTTTTCATATTTTCAATTAGCCTAATGTTGCCTCTTTTACCTTCGGTACAATAATTCCTATAAGCATCCTTTCTTCTGGCATAGCCCTCAAACCATCTCCCACCAAAACTACAAGCAAAACCTATAAATCCACTTAAAGCCATATCCTCATCTTGGTTCTGTTTTATATATTTATATTCCTCTTCGCTGCAAGTGTCTGGTGGAATCCACCCTTCTTGCATTGCTTTCCACATAGCAATAAGATATTTATGTTTGTCATTGGCTATTCTATGGTATTTATTGTCTATTTCAGCAACAACATTACAACTGCCACAAAACAAGTCTACAAACACTTGTCTCTTTTTCTCTGCAAGTTTTGAATTAAAGAATCCCCCTAAATCCTTACAAATTCTTGACTTGCCACCTAAATATCGTATAATTATCACCTCTTTATTCTATCCATCTAATTGTTGTTTCTCCATCGAATCCTTTTTCAAAAACAAACCAGCAATAACATACTGCCGATGCTTTATACTTTTCAAAGTCCCCGTTCATTGCACATCTAACTCTGCTAGAGTGTATATATACATATTTGGGTGGGTTTTCTTTGAAAAATTTATATCTCTCTTTTCCTTCTAGGAATTGAATTTTTAAATGGAATATTGCTAATTCTCCTGTTTCTAATATATCTATTGATTTTCTAACAAATTCCAGTGATTGCTTGTATGGTGGGTTGGTTATAATACTTCTCCTTTTATACGGGTTATCTTCTATTTTTAAAAAATCTATTTTTTTATCTATACTTCCTCTGTCTATTAAATCAGAGGTAACAACATCATGCCCCCAATGTTTCAATACATTTGTTATATGACCTTCCCCATTTGCACATTCCCATAATTTATTGGGCAATACGACCCCGTCTTTTTTTAGAGTGTGTAGCAATTTTTCTACTGCTTTTGGGTCTGTAGCATAATAATCGTATTCATCTCTTTTTTTATCAGAATGGTTACTTGCTCCTAATTGTCTATATATATTAGCTGTATATTTAACTATATCCTCATCCCCTTTTTTATCATTTGCACTCTTCTTCCATTACAACTCCTCTAAATAATCTAAAAAAGACTTTTTACCATGGTAAACAACCCACTTCCTCTAATATAATCAATTAAATCTTCGTTAGATAAGTCAATTTCATCTTTTAAGTCTTCAATCAGATTAATCGATTCTCCATCATGTGTTTCGCCACTAAGTTCACAGCTTCCCAGTATATTAACCTCGCAAAATTCAATTTTTTTATCTTCGTTAATTCTGTATAATATCTCATCTTCTTCGTAAACTACATATGATTTTCCTTTAGCCATTTTTACACCTCTTCCACTTTGTAATCTCTAACTGTTTTAAGCGGGATTCTTATTCTTTCCATACTTTGATAAAATGATAAATATCCCCCATCTATCCATGGTTGTTCTATTTTGATATCAGTAACGTTTTGATACTCTTCTTTTGAATTATCTATATATTTTACAATCATTATTTTACTCCTAAAATTTGTGTTACTCATAATCATTCACCCACACTTTCTAACCATGATTTCAATTCTTTATACTCATATTTCAAACTCTTGAGCCTTTCTTCCATTGCTGTCCTATAATCGCTATCATTTTTGTTCAGCGCTAAATATCTCCTAATACCAGACATTTCATTTTCTATGTATATGACAGCATATTTCACTGCTATTACTTCTAATCTATATGACAACTGCATATTTTTATCCTTTCTTGCAAATTACCATCCAATGCGTTTTTGTTCTTCTATTACCAAGCAATGGACTATATTCTATAACCTTCAACACTTCACTTAGTTTTATTTGTTTCTCGTTCCATTTAAATATAAGCGTTCCACATTGCTGGAATTATACTATTTTCCATTTCTGAACCTCCTTCATTTTTTTAGCAAACTTACCACCTGCCACTAAAAGCACTTCCCCTCAATAACCAAAATATCATATTACTCATATCTGCTTTACTTGTCTTCCTTCGTAATCACTATAAACCTGCCTAATATCTATTGGTCTAGTAGATGGTTCACTAGGCTTAATCCTTCTCTAGTCTTACAAATAGCATATTCTTGTAAGTTTATGTCTTCTAATTCTCTTGCTGTAAACTTACCATATACTTCCCATATATCATCAAGAAATTTTTTTATCCACATATCATATATATCTTCAGCCTTTTGAGTCTTATTCAATGAATCATGACAATCTTCATATAAACTCCTATATTTTTTAGTCACAATTTTCCATTGTAACGCTTTATTATGAGTTAATATTTTTAGCTATAAGCTTTGATATCACATTAATTCTTAATTTTTGGATTTTATCTAGGGTAAAGTATTTACCATATAAACTTTTTGCATTGTTTATAAAAAAGTTTATGTCATCATATCCTTCATTAGAAATTTCACCTTTTTCATAAAAATAATTTAAATTCTTAAGCTCTTTGTTTATTTCTGTTTCTATATCAATCTTTTTATATTTGTTTTTTATCAATTTATTTAATAAATTATCTATATTCCCCTCACCTTTTTTTGTAAAATAAGTATAGAAAATATATCTATTACTAATTCCAGATTTTAATATTTTAAAATGTATTTAATAGCCGTATGTTTCTATATTTTCTATAACTTGATTTCTTATCTCATTTGAATTTATATCTTTTATTTCTTTTTTTATATTGATTAAAGATTCATTAAGTGAATTATAATCAAACATTTCTGTTACAGATATAATGCCATTTGATTCAATTTCAGATATTAGTTTGTTAGTTAATTCGTTTATTACTTTTTCTTTATACATAATATCACTGCTGCTCCTATATTTTTTAGTCACATTTTTCCATTTAAACAACACTACAATCTGGAACTTGTACTCTACAAATTCCTGACACAATCGCCCCTCTAATCCTTAAATCAGATATGAAGCTTTTTAACATCCCTATTTGAGAAACAGATATATCTAAGTCTAGAAATATAGTTTTCCCCATAAAGCGTTTCCCTATTACGGAGCCACTTACCAACATAGTTGTATTACTCCTGTCAAAATAAAACTCTCCATCTTTATAAAAATCTAAGCTTTGGGAATATTTTTTTATAGAATTTAATCTCGTTCTGTCATTGGTAGCATAAATTCCATTCTTTTCAACAACTTCTCTTAATAAAAAATATGTTCTTCCTATTTGTCTATTTTCCATACCCCTGCTATAAAGCAAAACAACCTCATTTGGATAATTATCAATCAAATCTTTTGGAAAAATTGAATCTATTTTTGGAATCTCTCTATCACCATTTTTTCTTAAATCTATTAATTTTTCTCTCACTATAACTCCTCCACTATAACTCCTCCAGGTAATCTAAGAATGTTTTTTTCTTCTCTACCTGCTCACCATCTCTAAAATTAAATTCACTAGGTGTAAATCTATCTATCTGATATTTATTCTCAAAGAAATCTTCTCTCTCTCTTATCAGCCTATCTGTCAAATAATCAAGCTTCTGTCTGTTGGTCTTGATATACTTTGGCATAAATAACATTATATCAAAAGCATATTTGTCAATCATTTCAAGGATTGTGTTTTCTGACAATTCGTTTGTTAGCTTTGTATATGCTCTATCCCAGTCTTTATCTGTTATTTTTTTTATTCCTAGTTCTTTAAGTATTTTTTTTCTAATCTCTTTTTCCATATTCACCCCCCCAATAGAAAGAGGAATAAATTCCTCAATCTATTAAATATCCATAGAGAACCCTAGTTCTTCGACTCCATATCTAATAAGCAACACTAGTTCATCACTAGGCAATTCTTGTATTTTCTTTGCATCATTCTTAACTAGAAATTCTTTTATTTTGTCTTTAAATATCTCATTTGAATAATTTTTCCTTATAAATTCCTCTCCTTTGTTAAGTGCAAAATCTATATAAATGTTATCCTTATTTTTTTCTTCTTCCTCTAAAAGATTTTTCTTAGATTCATCTATTTTCTCTTGCATAACTTCCTTTTTGTACTGCTCGTACTCCTCGTCTGTTTTCTTATTCCTTAAAGAGTTTCTCATACCTTCTTCAACAATCTTAATAAACTCCGATGCATTATTCTCGTTTTCAAATACCATATACTCTGGAACAGAACCAGCAGCAAATCTTCCACCGGCATCTATTCTAGTATTTCCTCTAAAATATAACCTTCTTTCATCTGATATAGCCACTCCATCTTTAATCTGCCTATCTATATTTCCTGTAAGTACAAAATCAAATATGTCTCCAAATAATGACTCATACCTTGTTTCAAGATTAGAAGTTAATACTTGATACCCTTCTGTCCCTTCAGACCCCTTGTCGATTATTGTTCGTAATTTTGTATGAGCTATTGCAATTACACCAATATTCATTCTTCTAAGCTTTGATGTGAGCTTTTTTATAAGTTCTGTTGCCTTTTGCTGTCCACGCCCAAATCCATTGTATGCCTCATTAATCGTGTCACACTTTTCCTTTTTCTTTCTTTCCCACTGCCTACAGATTTCTTGTTCTGCTAGTGGAATTAATTCATCTATAGTATCTAAGCCAATCATTTTAATTTTTTTGGCATCTTCATCATTCGATGCTAACCACGCAACTAATTCTTCTAAATCTTTCCAGCTTTCAATTTGTGTTACATTTAAATCATCAAGCAATGCGTACCCATATTCACTACCTATACCTAACAATAAACCACACCCAGGGTCATTGTATTTTTCTAAAACAATATCTCTAAAAAGAGTTGTTTTTCCAAATTTCTTTGTAGAACGGATATATATCATTGCCTGTGATATATCTGTTATTGTCTTTCTTACTGTCGGTTTTTTAAATGCCATATAATTCTCCTTTATTTATATTTTAATTTGTATTTTAAAAGTCTAAAAAAATAAACTCATAAATATTTTTTCTAATACATCTACAACAATTGCATTTCCTGCTTGTTTATATAATTGGGTGTTACTGCACACCCTTTGTGCTTTTTCAAAATCCTCATCTTTAATTCCCATCAATCTCCAGCACTCTTTTGGTGTCAGTTTTCTAATTCTAAAATCTTGGTTATTATTCTCTATGACTCTTTTATCTCCACCAGAGTTGATTGTTCTGGTAGTTCCACAGTTATTATCTTTAAAGAATCTTAACCCCTCATCTCTTCTTTCTTCACAAACAACTTTATATAGATAACTATTGCCACCGATACCCCCAACAAGCTTTAGCTTATCATCTACAACATGAGGTTCTCTGTTTCCTCCACCCATAGTAGTTAAACTTGGAGCTAATCCATTATCATCATAAACTCTGAATATACTAGAATTACTTCTTGTGTTAGTATCATATTGACCTATCTGCTTAACTTTAACACACTTAGGGTCTTTGAAATCTCTAGCACACAGAGTATCACGCCAGTCTTTTTCTTGTATTGATTTCTTTTTAGAGTTAAATGTTGAGAACTTAATCTTATCTATCTGTTCTTGAGATAAATAGAATTTCTCATCTACAGTATCTTCTAATAAATCTCTCATTCTTAATTTTAGAGGGAATTTTTCTGGGAACTTATATGGTGTGTGTTCACCTAATATACTTACACAAAAAACTCTTTCCCTATTTTGTGGGATTCCATAATCTTTAGCATTAAGAACTTTCCAATAATTTGTGTACCCCATATCCTCTAATATCTTTAGCCATTCTTCAAAATCACTTTTGAATTTCTTACCAACTAAATTCTTTACATTTTCCATTAAAAGATATTTTGGTTTCTTCTCACTTATTATTTTCTCACAATCCCATAGAAGTCCAGACCTTGTATTTGAGTTTTTATCTAACCCTTTTAATTTCCCTGCAACCGATATATCTTGACAAGGGAAACTATATGTAAACAAATCACAATCTGGAATATTTTTGACATCAACTTTAGTTATATCACCTAAATTTAATATTTTATCATCATTAAAAATAGCCTGATATGACTTGATTGCAAACTTATCAATTTCAAAGATACCTACAACCTCATGCTCTATGCCTGTTTTTTTTAGAGCCATTCTTTGAGTTCCTATGCCACTGAACGCCTCTATAACTCTTAAAATATATAATCACCCTCCTTAAAATATTAATTTCATCTTATATCACTCTACACACAGAAGATAAATTCTTATCATATTCTCCTTCATTTATAAAATTGATTCCATTCTTTATGTCTTTTGCCACCTCAATAGCTGTCTCTTCATTTTTAAAGAGATGCTGAAAAACATTATTATCAAAGGATGTAACTGAACCTCTCACAAATAATTCTTTATCGTTCAATGTTGGGTAATAAGTAGATGAAATATTTATCTTGTCTCCCTCGTATAAGATTCCAATCTCTCTCAAACTATCATCTATATGGAACACTTTTCCAAATAATAAATTTCCATATCTAAATAATTCTATTTCTATCTTTTTGCTCATTATATATCCTCCTACATCTATTCCTGTTTCTTGTTAAAATGGAAGTTCATCATCATCTATTGCATTAAAACTATCTGGAGTTAAGTCTTGTTCCTCTTTATATGTAGACTTTTTAAAACCTATATCCTCAAGTGTTAAAGCAGTTTCTATTGAACCCTCTGAATACCCTCTTAAATCACAAATCCTTACAAATTTTCTCTCTTTTTCACCAATGCCTTTTCCTTTACTTACCTTTATCCCTTCAAAAGTATCAATACCTAATTCTATTCTTATCTTTTCATCTTCAGTCAACATATCTTCTGTAAACTCAACCTCTTGAGTTCCATTGATTGCTTCTACCCTTATTCCAACTTTTCTAAGATATTCAGTACCATTTCTGTACATATTTTTATATACACTGTAAGCCCTATCAGGCATAGAGCCTAATGGTAATTCAATTTTCATTGTTATAGGTCTATATCCGTCTTTCGTTCTCTCTACAGATTCACCCTCTAAAATTGCCACATCATCATACCTATTAATACAATTTTCTAATAAATATAATTTTAAATTTAATGTGCAAGAGTCCTCAGTCTCAAATGGGACTTCCACTATATGCCTAGGGATATATTTTGTTATAACTCTCTCTTGACCTGCTTTGTCTATATATGTATCATGTTTTACATTACCTGTTATCTTATATTTTCTCCCTTTATACTTCTCTGTTGTAAACATTGACTTTATTTTTTCTATAAAATCAATCCCATGGGCAAATTTAATTTTATCACTCCCAATTTCTTGATATGAATTATGGTTAAATCCTAAATCTCCTGTATCAACGTTTATTCTATCCTTAAATGGTATTTTTTTGCTACTTCCATCCTTATTAAATAAAGAAATTAGAGTATTGGAATCCTTGGGTTTAAACTCAACAGATTCCAAAAAATGCCTATTATTTCCACATCTTATAGAATATTTTATTTTAATAACATCATATAACCCCTTAGTTATATATTCCTCGTAAAAATCCTCATTTTTGTTTAATGTTCCAATAAATGTGAATGAATTGAAACTCGAAATATTATCTGCCATATACTTTCTCCTTTGCTTATATTTTTAATTTGTATTTTAAAAGTCTAAAAAATAAACTCATCTGCATAGGGTAATTCTTTAATAGTTTTTATGAACAATTCCCATTCTTTATCTAACCTATGATTTTTTCTTTGTTTTACTATATTTCTTAACTCTGCATAATTAGTGTTCATAGTTCTTAACTGTAAAAAACTTTCGGGCAATATCTGTTTTGCCATTCTTAGATACTTAATATCTTTTGTACGTAAATATTCTTCTCTTATTGCATTAAGTGAGTCTATTATATTGTTCATTAATGGTTTTATACTATCATCTTCAATATAAAAATCGCTATAATCAATTTTATGTTTATCGTTAAGTAATTTATGCATTGTGCTGCAACTATTTTTTGTATTAAACTTATATGTATCTAGTTCAGACCAAATATACCTAGGTACTTTTATATCCATCCAGACTTGTATTTGTCTTAAAAATTTACAATGTTCATCTCCAGCTTTTATTAGTTGCTGTGCTAATCGCATATCGTTTTCACCTATGCTGACTCTATAATTTTCTGAATCAGATTTGTCAATACTATCCCCTAAATGCCAACTATTCATTGGATTTCTCATGCCTATTAATGCTGGGACTATGCCGGCAACATCTAATATCTCAACTCTCATATTTTTATACTCTATCAAAAACAACTCCTTTCTACTTTAACAACCTGATATTCTTTTCCTTGTCTTTTACCTTTATCAGCCATTTTTCTTACACCACTCACGCTCATTTTTAAGAACTCACTTACTTCGGTTATATTTCCAACAAAAACGGGTAACTCGTATTTATCTGTTTCACATACAAGATAATCTATTTTTCTACACATTAATTACCTGTACTTCCTATTCCACCTTTTCTTAATAGGTTATTTTTATCATTATCTGCTATAAGATATTTTTGAAATATTCCCTGAAATACTTTATCACCCTTCTCGATAATAACTGTTTTATCACTATTATTCTTTAGTTGGAAGCATATATTCCCATCATTATCTCTATTTGAATAATAATCAGAATCTATTATCCCTGTTGTATTTGTTAAAGATATACCTTTTTTTATTCCTAATGAACTTCTTATATGACAAGCCAAAAATTCATCTCCTGCCATATATGCTTTTATATCTGTCGAAATAATCTTGCTATGTTCATGTGGATGTAGAATTATTTTGTGTGGTGCCTTAAAATCATACCCTGCACTATGTTTTGTGCTTCTTTCAGGTATAAAAAAAATATCATTCTTTCTAAAACTTTCCTTTACAACTTCAAACCCTCTCATGTTAAATTTCCTTTCTTATTATTTTATATGGTGAGTTACTCCAAGTGATGTCATTAAAAGCGTTATGCAAAATGCCATCTATCCTAAAAGCAGTACCACTAAAAGCAGTGCCACTTTCAACATAAATATTCCCATTCTTAAAAGGTCTATTCTTATATAGATATAATCCTCCATAATAATCTCTAGCTATCCAGTTATATTCTTTAGATATATTTCTCATTATAACTAAATCTTCAATTTTTAAATCATCTAATGTTCTCTTATATTCGTTTTCAACATCTATGTACTTATCCTCTTTTTGCAATAATTGTTTATCGCAACAATTATCTCTACTCTTTGGGGATACAAGAGATGAAAAATCTGTCTTTTCACTTAGATATATAGTCTCATCATCACCTGTCAAGGGATTATATTCTCTCTCTTCAAAAATATAATAGTTATCAAATATCTTAAATAACATTATATTTTTATCTCCTGCTGACTTACAATACACGTTTTCTTTTAGTGTTTTTATAAAGCCTCTATCTTCTAACCAATTTTCAAACTCTTTTTTAACCATTATTCCTCCTTGTTATTAATATTCCATATTTTAAAATAAAAAATAATATCATCTCATCAACAATATTATCTTTTTCGTCATAGAAGGTATACCCATCCATATAATATTGCTTTGAGCCAATATAATCAATTTTAAAACAATCCTTGTCCTTTAAGTTGTATTCTTCTTTTATTAGGTCATATACTCTCTTTATCAAATTCAT